GGTGGTACACCTGGGACTATAACTGTAGGTACTACAAATGTAATTGGTCAGAATGGTTACCCTTGGGATACAGTAGTAGCATCCAATGGAACCACTGTAACTATTAAAGCAAAACAAGTTCTTGTAGGCGCTGGGAATTACAATATATTTGTTGAGTATCTCTCAGCGCATGCAGATGGTAAAGTGTTGAAGTTTACAGAAGGTGGTTCGGATGAAATTACGTTTAATTACTAGTTTAAAAAAAATTGTACATTTATAGTAATAATGACCTCTCTCATTCAAACATTTGCTGGAAATGTTGGTATAGGTACGAATGATCCAGGATCATTCAAACTAAATGTAAATGGTAGTGTCAAAGCGACTTCATTGGAAGTCAATGGAGTGGAAAATGCACAAGTTCCAATTGGTTTGATTTCTATATGGTATGGAGCTATTTCAGCCATTCCCACTGGATGGTGCCTTTGTAATGGTCAAACGATAGCTAAAACGGATGGTAGTGGTAATATAGTTGCACCCGATTTAAGAGGGGAGCTTGTTAGAGGTGCACACGGAGACTCCCCCGCGACTAACTTTCCAGGGCAGTCAGGTGGTGCTAACAGTATGACGTTAGCAACGGCGCAACTTGCGTCACACTCACACGCTATCACCACCGCGCAAGCGAACGCGAACCACGGCCACAACACCGTGCAAGCGAACGCGAACCACGGCCACAACACCGTGCAAGCGAACGCGAACCACTCCCACAACACCACCGCCGCGAACGCACCCCACGGCCACTCCGCCGCGAACGCACCCCACGGCCACTCCGCCGCGAACGCACCCCACGGCCACAACACCGCAGCCGCGAACGCACTCCACGCCCACAATTATCAAGTCAGGCAAAATGATGGTGGTGTGGAAGACGTCTTCAACTGGAACGGTGGGGCTTCAAAGGCGTCTAACCGATTAACCAACGCTGGTACTGGACAGGCAAACGCACCCCACGCCCACGGTGTAAATGCAAACAACGCACCCCACTCCCACGCCGCCGCGAACGCACCCCACTCCCACGCCGCCGCGAACGCGAACCACGACCACGCTGTACCCGCCGCGAACGCACCCCACGCCCACGGTGTACCCGCCGAGAACGCACCCCACGGCCACGGTGTACCCGCCGAGGACGCACCCCACGCCCACAACTCGAGTGCTGGAAATACCGGTCAGGGGTCGGCGATAGATATACAAAACCCTTACTTTGTATTGGCATACATCATGAAACATTAACTTATATGAAATTAGTATTAACAATTTATATCATAGTAAACTGTACTTAAAAATAAAGTCTCACTATAATATAAAATGTCAGGTGGTATTGCCCAACTTGTCGCTGTCGGTGCCCAAGATGCACACCTAGTCGGTGACCCCGAAATTAGTTTTTTTCGCTCTACCTACAAGCGCCATACAAACTTCTCCCAAACGGTAGAACGTCAGGTCATCCAGGGGAATGTCTCCAACGGTGGTATGTCCACCGTGCGATTCGAGCGCAAGGGTGATCTTCTCGGTTATGTGTACATTGTTCCAAATGATGGCACGCAGACTACTTCGTACACTGCAGCCCAATGGCGCACAAAAATTGACAAGGTTGAACTCCTCGTGGGTGGTCAAGTGATTGATGAACAGGATTCTACCTTCTCCACACTCATCGCCCCACACGTCTTAGCGGCGAATTTGTCCAAGTCGGTTGCAGGAGACCTCTTCGCGGGTGATGCCCGATTTTACCCACTCCGATTTGCTTTCTGTGAGAACTGGCAAACTGCCCTCCCTCTCATAGCGTTACAATACCACGATGTGGAGCTTAGGATCACTTGGGGTTCCACGGCGGCCACTGATAAGTGGGATATATATGCGAACTACGCGTATCTTGACACCAACGAGCGTGAATATTTCGCTTCCACCCCCCAAAACATGCTTATAACTCAAACCCAGAAGGCTACCGCATCGGGTGCTAAAATCCAAGAACTCAACTTCAATCACCCAGTGAAGTACCTCGCCGCTGGTAAGGCCTCTGCTATGGAGATTATGCATAATAACAACAAACTTAAGCTCCAAATCAATGGTACCGATGTGACCGACTTCAAGTTTGCCGATCCAAACTTCAGTCATGTCTCAATGTACTATCACACGTCATACACTACTGCCCTCACCGTTGACGGAAAGGGGCTCTTCTTTTACCCATTCTGTTTGGAAGCCTCGAAGATCCAACCCACTGGTTCTCTCAACTTCTCTCGTCTTGATTCGGCTCGTATCGTCAATGATACCAAAGACTCAGATGATGACATTTACGCGGTGAACTATAACGTTCTACGCATCGAGAATGGTATGGGCGGACTTTTATATTCTAACTAAATAATAAACCACATGTGGAAACTAATTTTCCTTATCGCCATCGTTTTTGTATTGACGTATGATACCAAATCCAAGACACTCGAAAAGTTTGTTGGTCAGCCCACAGGGCCGACACAAAAGTCTTGTGAAGATACACATTACCAATCCGTTCAATTTGCCCAAAGTCCATACGAATGTCCAACTCCAGGGAACACACGTATGGGTGTTATTACTTAAAAAGAAGAAGTGATTACAATGTATAATGATTCAAATGGACCGTGAAACTCTCATGATGGTGGCTACTATTGTAGCCGTCGCAGGTGTTATATTCCTCTTCAGAGAGATGAACAAGACTAAGGAGGATGTTGATAACCTCAAAAACTTTTCAGCTCAGCTCGTGCAGAAGTTGAGTGCCCCTCCTCCAGTCACACACCAACAAGTAGAACAAGATGTAACCACAGAGGAAGAAGTGATTACTACTGAAGAAAAATCAAAAGAATAAACATATCAAGTTATTATAACTTGCGAAAACGCAATGAAAAAATATAAAGCTATCGCGATACCAGTAAGTTTTGTTGACGAACAACCCAAGTTCCTTACAGTGAGGGATAGGAGATTTAAGGATTGGATTTTTGTCACAGGAGGATGTAGAAGGCGGGAGATATTTAATCCTATTAGATGTGCTCTTAGGGAACTTGAGGAAGAGACCCGTGGTGTGGTATCACTAAAAAGTGGAGAATATACAGAATTTAAGTTTATAGTGAAGGAGAGTCCAACGGTTGACCTAGAGTATAATGTTTATATATTTTTCGTGGACTATACCAAAAATCAACAACAACATCTCGTCAATAAGTTTTATGATGAGAAAGAAAAGATGAAATTAAGAAAAATTCAAAAATTACCGATAAAAAAAACATATGATGAGAATGATTATATGAGTTTTGATACCCTAGAAGAGTTTAATACACGTAAACGATGGAATCTCATAATTGAAAATGTAGTGAAAAATCCACAATTCTATTCGTGTGTAAGTTCTCTTAATAGAAAAACCTTCTCTATTAAGTAGAATGAAGTCTAAGGCTTACATATTGATGCAAATTGGAGAACTCCTCATAAAGAATAGAGGTCTTTGCGAGGAAGAGGTTAAATGGTGGATAAAGGATAATGAAAATAAGACAGTGTATGAACTTTTAACTATAAAAAAGGAACTTTCTCAAAACCAGGAGTATCAAGATGTATCTTGTGGGAGATGGTTTAGAGAAGAAGAACAATAATAAGGTATGTTTAAAAGGTGGTGTAGCCAAAATAATTTCAATAATGCAACCAATCTATCGCATGTGCTCCTGGACGGTGGTGTCCTTTCCGTGCCTTTCGATAAATTGAATGACTTCCATGAGAAGTATCTTGAAGCTGTCAAGAGGGGTGAGAAACTTTTTGTAGTTGAACAGAAGACTCCAAATTATAACTTCTTCGTTGATATAGACTACAAAGATGATAAGGCTCTAACTATAGAGGAAATTAAATCCATGTGCAAAATTATTTGTGATAAAGTGAAACGCCATGGTGGTAAAGAATGTCTCATCTCGGTAGCACCTCCTAAAAAGTCTGGTGATCTCATAAAAACGGGTGTACACCTCAATTGGCCAGGATTTGTTGTAGATCAATCAGCAGCTGTGGCTCTACGTGAACATATTCTCATATCTCTCACAACAGCGAAGGGTTCTGTAGATTGGAATGAAATTATAGATTCCTCGGTGTATGGAAACCTTGAAAGAAGAACAAAGGGGAGTGGTCTTCGTATGCCGTGGTCGTATAAGTTAGAAAAACATCAACAATGTGGTGGACAGGGATGTGAAGGATGCGACAGAAAAGGTAAGGTTGTGCAAGTAGCATACCTTCCTGTATTTGTTTATAAATGTGGACCTTTGAGTACCCTCCTAAAGATTGATCAAGCCCCAGATATGGATATTCTAAAAATGTCTTCTGTGAGAACTGACGAAGTCCAACACGTCACGATTGAACCACCATCAACAGCAATTAAGGAGGGATCGTTTACAACGTCACAAACTAAAGATGAAATTGATAATGATGAACTCAAAGGTCTTCTCCAAAAATTTATACATACTAACATGGATGGACAAGGGTGTGCAATTGTTACAAAGTTATTCAAACATAATGAAACGTATCTAGTGAGTACAAACTCCAAGTATTGTGAAAATCTCAAGAGACCCCACGGTTCAAATCATATATGGTTTCATATTAGTGGTTCTGTGATAGCCCAGAAGTGTTTTTGTCGGTGTGAGACTGTGAGGGGTAGGAGGGATGGTTTTTGTAAAGATTTTTATGGTCGGAAACATCAACTCCCCCCTAAAATAGTTGAAAAGTTATACCCCAAAAAAGAAGACCTCAAGAAGTGTCCGGAAATTAAAAAGTTTGAAGAAAAACCACAAGTGAAACAGTCTGACGTCAAACCACGATTAGAATCATTCATGCATAAATGTATGAAATGCCCGGAAGATACACGTGTTATAAGTATTTCTAGACAGAATAAGGATTTTATGGTGCTTACAACATCAACCTATTGTGAAACAATCGGTGGTAACCACGAGGGTCAGTATATGTCATATACAATCAAAAAGTACGAAATTACCCAGAAGTGTCCGATGTGTACGAGGGGTAAGGCGAGGACTCATAGATTAAGTGGGAGTATTGTACATACACTGTATCCAAATTAAGATACTTAAAAAGCACAAGTCTTTATATATGTAAATGGTATTCGTTAGAAGGAAATCCACCCGCCTTATAAAGAAGCCAGAGTTGTACATTCCAGAAGATACTGTTCTCGAAGATGATTATTCTAAGGAAGAACATGATTCTGAAATAGGTTCTGATATTGACACCGGTGATGAACTTTATTCAGATGAAGAAAGTGAAGATGACGATGATGGTGAAAGTCTAAAAGATTTTATTGATGATGATGAAAGTGAGGAAGAAGACGCTTAAAAAAAACAGTATCTATATAAAAAATGGAGACTGATATAGGAAATCCAATTGATTATGATCCATTAAACGACCCACTTAGTAAAAACACCGAGAAACATGAAGATAGTACATCTATAAATGATCCAATGGTTCAAGACCAACAACAGTATTATGTTCATCCTTCTGAAATGATGTACCCCCAACAACAATTTCAACAACCAGATAAATCAGATTTTCTTTCCAGTGTTGATAAGTCTACGTGGATTATCGCATTCGCTGTATTCCTCCTAGGCTTTTTCATGGGGAAAACTATGCAACCTGTGATTCTAAAGTACGCGTAAGTTCTTGTTTACGACGTTGTAGTTTATCTTCCTTCGTTTCATTAGGAACTTCTATTTTACCACTATCATGTGGAAATCCATACAACCAGTTATCATCAGATACACTCGAGTATGCTACAAACGATCCAATATTACCATAATTAGGTAGTAATGCACCTGATAGATCACGATCCATTACCTGTGCTGGATATCTCGGTATTATAAATGCAGCTCTCGTATCTTCAATAAACCCTTTACTTGTACTCACTTTGTTTTTTGAATTAATATCAATATTAGATTTTATATATGGTTCAAAAAACAAAACGAAAAACACACTTGTCAAAATGATAGTAATAACTATTTTCCACATTTTGTTTTAAAATTAACGAATATTATTTTTTTAATTAAGCGGAAGATACTTCTGGTTCACCCTCTTCTTCAGACTCCTTGATAGTTCCACTAGTGGAAGCTTCTCCCTCAGCTTCACGCATCTTACGTCGCTCTTCAACCTCAGAAGCAACAATCTCATCAGCTTCCTTCACAAGCTCTTCCATGCAGCAATCAGGCTTCTCCTTCTTGAGACGCTCAATGACATCGGCTGGGTGACTGAGAGGTGCTTCATCAGGTTTGGAATAGAACTTGGAGTTTTCGTCACCAGGTTTGAGATAAGACTTAGTTTCCATCATATCACGCTTACGATCGTTGAAGAGACGGGTAGCCTCGGCTTGATTATCCTTGTAACCGGCCATAATTTCTTCAAGCTTCTCGTTGGTGTAATGAACATCCTCAATCTTTGAAGGGTCGGGTGGAATGAGAAGCCATTTGTACATATCAACAACGTAGATGTCAAACGTAGAATCTTCTTTCTGAAGACGCTTCGCGTGAGAGGCGGCCTCTTCACGAGAATTAAAAGTTCCGCGAATCTTGATACCAAACTTATCATTCTTTTGGGGACATTCTGGACCTACAACAGAGAGGCACGCAAAAATCTGACCAGGGACTGTGGTGTAATCTTGTTCAAGAGACATTATATACTATACACACTCTTAAACTTTAAGCCAACTTAAAAAGGATATACTAGTACATGACAATGAGGACATTTTGGGATAAACAACCACTTCCCCAAGAAGGTATCAAATATGAAAGTGGACATGAAATTGAAAAGGAGAGGGGGGTCGCGACAGAGTCGCAAAAGCTTCCCTCTGGTTTTTCATGGAAAATGTGTTCCATTGAAGAAGCACATCCACTGTTGAATGAATACTACCTAACAAGTGAATCCTCCAGACTTAAGTATTCACTTGATACTTTAAAATGGGCAGCAGAGTCACCTGGTTATGAGAATAGGGGAATTATTCGTGATGAAACCCAAGAACTTATCGGATTTATTTCAAGTGTTCCAAATAAAATACGAGTATGTGAAGACATACTAAAAATGGTTCAAATTAATTTCCTTTGTGTCCATGGTGATTTTAGAACTATGGGTTTTACACCAATTCTGATTAGTGAGATGAAACGGATTGCAAATATGAAAGATATATGGCAAGCTTATGCCACTGCCACTACCGAATTACCAGGTCCTATAGTAAAATCAAGATATTGGCATCGCATCCTAAATATCAAAAAACTCTCTGACATTGGATTTTATAAAGTTACCAATAAAACCAAACAAAAATATCTTGAAGTTTGTGGAACTTCTCAATTTAGAAAGATGCAAAGTAAGGATATTCCGAGAGTTACAAAGATTTTACAGACTCATTTCAAACAATTTAAGATTGCTCCGGTCATTGATAAAACATGGGTGAAACACTGGATACTTCCAGCTAATTCGTATATAAACAATTCGGACGATACATTCATCTCTTTCTACGATATACCAAATGTGAATAAAGATGGATCGTCTGTGATCAAACAGGCATACTCGTTTTATATGGTTGGGGACGTATACAACGACGCATTCTTAATTGCTAAAAACTTGGGTTACGATATGTTCACTACTCTAGACATTGGTCAATCTATACACAATCTCGAGAAGCATAAATTTCTTAGTGGGGATGGGAGTATTTATTATTATTTATTCAATTGGTTACCATCTTCTTCAATTTCTTTGGAGGATGTAGAATTAAAGCTACCTTGATCCTCAATCCTCTTTTCAATAAGTTTTACATACTCTTCATTGATCTCAACCCCCATAAATGGAAGACCTAACTTCTTGGCAGCTACACATTCACTCCCAGATCCCGCGAATGGAATAAGTACAAACCCATTCTCTGGATCTTGTTTACATGACTTTAGGAGTTTCTCACAGAGCTCTAGGGGTTTTTGAGTTGGATGATCTACCTTCTCACCCTTTCCAGAGGTACCTGCGAGGGTTGGCATTTTAATAACATCTCTAGGAAGTGCACCCCCGGGGTGTGCTGTATATGTAGTCGTATTTTCACCATTTGAATACCTACCTTTTGTAGCTGGTCTCTTCTTACCTGCTGCACCCTTGACAAAACCATCTGTGTAGGGTTCCCTCACATCGTCTCGGTGAAACACTTTATCACTTTTCCAAAGTACAATGATACTCTCATGAGATCTCTGCCAGAAATTGAGCTTGGGGACCGTCTTATTTGTATAGTGCCAAACGAGCCATCTTCTATTTACATTTTTGGGAATACGAGCGAGGATGAGTGCTAAAATCTCACTAAATCCATAGATGAACATTGTTCCATCCTTCTTCAAAACTCGGAGGCACCCTTCAATCCATTCATCACACCATGGAAGATATTCATCCATCGGTTGTTTATCACTATTGTTTCCAAAGTCTTTCCCAATATTGTACGGAGGGTCAGCGATAACAATTTGAGCACTTTCGTCATCTAGAGTCCTAAGTACTTTCAAAATGTCATCATTTATAATCTTTTCCATTGTGAATCAATCGTGTTAAAGTTTTAAGTGTATTTGGAATAATGGAAGAATCACATGTCAATGTTAACTTTATGATCAGTCAACTCTCACATATTCATATATTTCTTAACGTTATAGTAGGTATGAATAGATTGCCAAAATTTGTGGCATCAAGACAAAATATTATTACCAAAAATCCTTCTCAGATTCAAAAGTATATTAACGAGGAAAGCCCAAAAGAAATTATACATTTTATTCTAAAAGGTAGTGGTAAGGGACCCGAATGTGAGCATTATGCTAAGTATTGTTTCCCGTCACTTGGTTTAAGAATTCAAGATGATACTAACAAGTCGGGGTATGATCATATTCATATACCATCGAACCTGAGAGTTGAACAAAAGACTGCGGGAAATTGGGATGTTGAAGATAAATCATGGACGTGGCAACATATAGAACCTAAACATAATTGGTCTTTTTTATTATTGTGTGGTATTGGTTATCATGAAATACATTGGTTCTTTTTGAATCGTACAAAGTTTAATGAATTATGTGATAAAAATATAATTAAAAGGCAAGGCGATGCTGATAGAAACTCATATCAAGGTTGGTGGTTTAATTACACGAATACGAAAGATGATTTAATTGAAATAACATCTAATGGACATTTAGACCTCCTAAGTAAAAGAAATACACTCATAAACATATAAGATGGAGGAAATCCGAAAAAATCACAACAACGCGAAGAGGGATCTGATCCAATCTGTTACTAGAGATGGAGATCAGATCCTAGATGTTGGTTGTGGTTTTGGTGGGGATCTTCAGAAGTGGCACAAGTGTGGAGCAAATATGAGTATGTGTGATCCGGAACCAGAAGCCCTCGCGGAGGCCAAGTCACGCGCTAAGAATATGCATATGAGAGTAAACTTCTATGAGGGTGACATCCACAGTTGTCCAAATAGGAAGTATGATATCCTCTGCTACAACTTTTCACTTCATTATATTTTTGAAACGAGAGAAAAGTTTATCACTTCCATCAGAGAAATTAAAAAGAGAATGAAACCTGGTGCGCGTCTCATTGGAATTATTCCAGATTCTGAAAAGATTATATTTAGAACACCCCTAAAGGATGACATGGGTAACTTCTTTTTGATGAAGGACCATGGTAATGGAGGTTTTGGTGAAAAGTTGTTTGTAAACCTAGTAGATACACCTTTCTATGCAGATGGACCGCGTTCAGAACCTGTGGCGTACAAAGACTTACTCGTGACACAATTAGAAGAGATGGGATTTAAATTAGAGTTGTGGGAGGGTTTGACAGATAATCCAATTTCAGAACTGTATAGTAAATTTATATTTGTATATAAAAGATGATCGCGTTCATTATATTAATTCTTATAAACGCATATATACTTGCTACAACCAGAGAACCACGTAAACTCGTTGAGGTTAAAGAGAAATATCAAATTCTCAGGCAGCATTTCACCGACACAGATCACCCCAAGTTTAATATGTTACAGAGGCCAGTTCCTATCACGGGAATGAAATCAATGAATGGTGCGGTTGGTTATAATACTAATAAAGGACAGGAGATTGTCATATGCCTAGATGGTGAGGTAAATGAAATATTTCACGTTCTCATACATGAATTGGCTCATTGTACAGTTGATGAGTATTCCCATTCGGATGAGTATTGGAATAATTACATAGAACTTCGCGACATATGTGTGAACCTCGGTATATATGAAAAGATACCAGAAATCAAAAAGTTCTGTGGTTCATATGTACAGGATAAATAATCTTGTTACATACTAAATGAAGACACCCCTAAATGTTCTGTTAGTAGCAATCGGATACTGGGCTGCTATATATGGTGTTACTCAGATACCAAATGTGTTTACCAACTACTACGTTAATCTGATCTGGCTGACAGTGATTATTCCTAACGTATTTCATATGATGGTTGGACGTGTACCACAACTCGCAGTAGATCGCTCATTCTTCTTCGCCACCAGTGTAATCGCTTTGATTCTCACATACGTTTTTAACAAGTTATTTAAGAAGACAAGGGAGGATCTGAAAGAATATGGAACTGACAAGGGCAAGACACTTAAAACGAATGCCTTGCTCATGGGGATGTTATCCATTGGAGCTTTAATTACCTATTCTTCAGGTATTGATAAATCAATTTATTCTAATATGGGTTGGGAATCCAATGTTTAATTCCTGACGACGTAGTCTTTCACAAAGTAAAATACAATAGCCGCAACTACACCAGTAGATGCAAGACCAACCACACTTCTACTCCCTTGTTCGTTAAGGAACTTGGGAATAGAGGTCACCAGTTTATCTTGAACAGGCTTGGACACCGCGAGGGCAGCGGCAGCACCCGCAACAAGGGCAATCATCTGATCGTCAGTGAGGTTGAAAGGGTTCTTGCTCTCTGGTTGAGCTTGTTGCGCCTGGGGGGCAGCGTAAGCACCCTGAGGATTAGGGGCTGTCATCTGTGGCATCATACCCTGCATCTTGGGTTCTTCCATCATCATAGGGGCTTCCATCATCAAATCGTTAATAGGGGTAGAATCCATTGTCGTCTCTTTACTTTGACCCACATTTTTTTCGGGGTGTGAAAACGCTTCGCGATTGACAAAACTGGTACCTGGTTTGTCGTTTAAAGGTACCATTCCATCACCGTTGTCAGAAAGATTGAGAGTATTTAGATCGGTAGACATCTGTTATAGTTAAATGTTTTTGCAATACCTAAGTTACGCGCTTAAATATAAACAAATATGTCACATTTACAAACTATTCATCAGGGGTCTGCTATTGCTTCCGGGGTGTGTAAGGAATCTGAGTACACGTTAAATTGTATCCTGGATGATTTTAAACGTTTTTGTTCTGACTATATCAAACAACTTGATATAAATGCTACTTTTCATTGGCAGAAAAGTATCAAGGTTTCTGAATTGATTGAAGGATATGGTAATGACAAATGTTTCATGAGTCCGGATGGTGGTATCTTTTTTATTGTCATCGATAACAAGAAATATTGTTTCCTGATCGTAGAAGATAAATACCAAGGTACAAATGATTTAAGGCTCTCAAAGACCTTGAAAAAACAAGGTTTAGGTAATGCGATCGAGAGAGTATTCAAGAATCTGAATGCATCATGGCATCTATTCAAAGACTTGCCAATTTCACCTTATTTGGTGTTTGCTGCTGGTTGTGACTTCCATAGCAGTGAAAGTATAATTCATAGAATCGGTCCACTCTCAAACTTTGGAAGAAAACCATTAGTTTGGGAAATGAAAAAAGATACAAGTTTTGATGTATCAGATATATTGTCAAAAATAGACATAATAAAGGATGTTAACCGAGAGTTTGCAACTTTTTGTGTTAAGACCCACAAGTATGATGAGTTTCCACATAAAAGTTCTATGTGGGGAGCGAGTGAACGCATGGAAATTATGAAATATACTGCTCAGACGTCACTTAAGGAACTTATCATATATCACCATAGATATGAAAACGTATGTAAACCAGCCTATGATAACATATATAGGTAACAAACGGAAGTTGGTAGATACCATAGAAAATGTAATTAAAAGACTTAAACCAAAATCATGTGCAGATGCATTCGTTGGTTCCGGTGTTGTTTCAAGAATGCTGTTAACACATTGTGAACAACTACATGTAAACGATCTTGAGAAATATTGTGAGACTCTTTCAACTTGTTTCTTAAAAACGCCATCGCGTGTAGATCAAGAAGATATCATTGAACATATCAAGCTTATGAATGTAGTACCTGATAAAAATGGACTTATCACTGAACTTTATTCACCTAATGTTAACTGTGATAGATGCTTTTATACACCTGAAAATGCTAGAAGAATTGACGCTATGATGTACTATATTCAACATAATGTACCAGATCATCTAAAATCTTATTGTTTGGGTCCTCTTATCGTAAAAGCGAGTATTCATACGAATACATCTGGTGTTTTCAAGGGTTTTCACAAAGGTGGTTGGGGTGGAAAGGGTGGTCATGCACAAGAACGAATTATGAAACGTATTGAAGTTGAATCGCCTATGTGGATTGAGGGCCACCATGATGTTCATGTACATAGAAAGGATGCATGCGATTTTTTGAGAGAACTACCAAAGGTTGATCTCATATATTTAGATCCACCATATAATCAACATCCATATGGATCAAATTATTTTATGTTAAACTTAATTTGCACCAATGAGAGACCTCATACACTTTCAAAAGTATCAGGTATCCCTGTAGATTGGAACAGGAGTCAGTACAATTATAAAAAACAAATTAAGGAGGCTATGGAACTTACATTACGTTTGGCTTCTGAAAAGGCTAAACATACCTTGGTGTCGTATAGTAACGAAGGATTCATAACTCCTGAAGAATGGACAGAAATGTTGAAACCTTATAATTACGAAAAAATTGAAATTGATTACAATTGTTACAGGGGGAGTCGCAACCTACAAAATCGTTCTACGAAAGTTACAGAGTTTTTGTTCGTTATTTCGTCTTCGTAATCTTTAATTTTGTCTTCTTGTTTGCATTTTTAGCATCATCCTCTTTCTGCTGGAGATACTTAGGATTGAACATTTTTTTATGAAGTTTCCATAAATCTGGATGACCAACTCTAAAGTTTTTCCGAACAGTTGCTTTGTACCAGAACACACAATCCTGTATCTTGTTTGATTTTACTGTATTATCTAACACGAGACATTCGTAGTTTTCTGTACATGCATCCATCACTTTATTGAACATATCAAAATTAGGAAATATACCGAAGAATGACTTGTATAACTTTTCTCTATTCTGGAGGATATTCTCTCGGAGAAGAAATATATAGTCAACATTGGCTCGAAGTGCTGGTGGAAGATCCATACAGTATTGCATCGTCAACATGAAAAAAATCTTCCAATGTCGTCCATTCATAAAGCATTGTCGGATGCAGGTATCTTTGAGGAACTTATTGTCATACATACAATCGTCTAGAAGCATGAAAGCACCACAATTCTGTTTACCTGCACCCACTAACTTTCTCTGCCTTGCCATGACCCTTTCTATAGCGTCTCTATCATAATCGCCATACACGAATAGATCTGGTATAAACTCCGAATAAAAGTGATTCCCCTCCTCCGTTCCTGAGAGAACTATACCAGCTGGAAGATGTTTCTTATGGTACATGATATCTTTCACTAGGGTTGATTTACCGGTATTACGTTTTCCAATAAATACACACACTTTATCATCAGCGATACCTTCGGGTTTGAACTTCTTCAATTGAAGATTCATTCTACAGTAGTGTCTCGTTTTATTTAACAAAATTTTACTCACATACTGTAGGAATGTCGGGTCGCTTGATGCTGGCTGCCACTGGAGTCCAAGACCAGTGGCTCACAGGAGATCCACAGTTTTCGTATTTCCTGATGAATTTTAGGAGACACACAAAGTTCGCGATTGATTATGTAGAATGTCAATTTGATGGCGTTGATCTGGATTTTGGTAAAACCCTTCATTATCATATACCAAATGATAAAGGTGATCTGATTAACAATATGACACTAAAAGTTACATTGGATGACCCCTCACCTGGGGGTGATGAATGGTCCCCCTCTATTATTTCACATTTGGTGGAGAGTGCTGAACTTCTCATAGGTGGTCAGAGTATTCAGAAAATCACAGGGGAATACATTTACATGCATCAGCAGATTAACAACACCGATGATGACACTGATCAGACGGTTTACTTTCTAAATGGTCATGGTGGACTCTTGAGTTACAATGGTAATTACACATACTTTATGGACCTTCCATTTTACTTTTACCGTAACCCGAGTTTGTCTATACCAACATGTGCCCTCACAAAACAATTAGTTGAGGTTAAAATTAAATTGAGACCTCTCAGTCAACTTATAGAGGGTGGTGCATCTGGGAATGTTTCAGCGAATCTTATAAAGTGTTCTATAGACACAGAGTTTGTATTTCTCACAAATAGAGAACGTGATTATCTCATGACTAGACCGATTGATTATGTTATCACACAAGTTCAAATGTCTCAATTTGTCATGAAACCCGGTGAGAATACTAAATCCGTAATGTTGAATTTTTCACACCCAGTGAGGGAACTCTTTTTTGTATCTCAATCAGAGGAGGCTGTGAGAGCCAATCATCCAAATAGGTATAATACTATTACAAATGTGAAACTTAAGTTTAATAACGAGGTGGTGTTTGATAGAGATCGTAAGTTTCTTGTCTACGAACAGGCTCTAAAGTATCATGTCAGTCCCCCAGAATACGTAGCTGGTACGAACTATAAACAGTCGGAGTTTGGTATGTATAGCTTTTCCCTCAACCCAGAGGTGTACTACCCAACTGGGCAAGTCAATATGAGTAGAATATCTCATAAACTTCTCACAATTCAAATAAACCCCTTAAATGCAAATGACAATAACAATACCAGAGTATACGCAGTCAACTACAACATACTTCGTGTGAATGCTGGTTTAGCAGGTTTAAAATTTTAGAATGTTATATTAGTAATGGCTGGTCGTGTACAGCTTTTAACATCTGGACCACAAGATAGGTTCTTCACAATTAATCCAGACTATACATACTTTTTACAGAGTTTCAGAAAACATACAAACTTTGCAAAAGAATATGTGAATATAGATCCAGAGACCACTGCTGACTTTGGAAGTAAAGTGAGATTTAGAGTTTCTCAAAATACCGGTGACTTACTGACAACTCTCAGTGTGAAGATTAAGTTACCAATCATTTCCACCCTCATTTACGATGATCCTAGATTTATAGAGTCTATCGGTCATGCTCTCATAGAGCATGCAGATCTCATCATCGGTGGGAAGGTTATTCAGAGGTTACCAAGTGATTATCTTCAGATTTACACTGAACACAATGTCACTCAAACGAAACAGAGAGCCCTCAAGGAGTTGATTGGGAAATATCCAGAACGCACAGTATCAGAGAGAGTATCAGACAAAGATATACTTGGTGTGATCGGAACAGCTACTACAGAGGATGAGTTCTTCGTGGATCTCCCCTTTTATTTTTACAATAATCCAGAATTGGCGATACCTCTCTGTGCCATAAAGAAACAAGAAGTTGAAGTTGAGATTCAACTTCGCAATCATGATCACTTGATCATAAAAGGTTCTAATGGATCTCTTCAACCTGTGACACCTGGGACTATTCACCTAAAGGATTTTAGATTATGTGCAGAAGTTATATTCTTAGAATCATGTGACCGAATCAAAATTGAAACAGAAAAGACGGATTATGTGGTCACGCAAGTGCAACAGAATATTTTTGATATCGCTCAAGGTGAACAGGAAGGTGGTTTCAAATTAGATTTTGTAAACCCAGTGAAGGAACTCTACTTTGTGATTCAAAGACAAGGTGATATAGGTACCGCACAGGGTGAGTTTATAACACCATTTGATTATGATAACACTTTAGCCGATACAGGTGGTAAATACATTCTTTATGAAAACCTTAACTATCTGACACTTGACCTAGATGGTCAGCCAATTATTACAGAGGAAACAGGTAATGTCATTTTTCTTAAAGCTGTTCAGGCAGCGATTCATCATTCCAAGACTCAACTCATCAGACGATTTTATTCATATAGTTTTGCACTAGAACCTGAGAAATGGTATCCAACTGGGCAGATCAATTTCAGTCTCTTGAAAGAGCAAATCCTCAACCTAAGTCTCACACCTTGTGTGGATTATAAACGTCAATTGAGAGTCTACGCACTCAGTCACAATATTCTTCGTGTTGGTGAGGGAACTGCCAGAACTCTTTTTGACGTCAAGTATTAAAGATGAATATGCAAACCGGCTTCGGTGATGATGCTAACACAATGCTTGAGCAATACATTGAAACAATAACCGACCTTGTTCTCCCTGTTTTTGAAAAGAGTACCATACTAGCAGCCGAATACTCCAGAGCGTGTGGAAGAGATACTCTAATTCCAGAAGACCTGGAGTATTCGATGAAATACTGTGCTATGAAGACGGTTGGGGATACAATTGGGCCAATGTTTCCAGAGATTTACGACGAAGTAGACTCGGATGACTCAGATGAAGAAATGGATTGTGTACCTGTAGAGGATTGTCCCATCTTTGAAAGGTATTCAGGAACAGATCCAAAGTTTATCCTAATTAATGAGGCCTATGATAGTTGGAACTCGTGGGTGCCACAAAACCCAGTAGAACAGATGTTAAAAAAGGCTACTGATGAACTCGTGGATGCCGCCAGAAACGGGCAGAATCCATGTTAAAAAATACTAATTAATAGTAATGACCACATGGCAGTCGTCTGATGAGCCAGAAGGTTGGACGAATTCCGAGTATAAATCATTTAAGGTAACAAATGAAGACGAATCAGAATCCAGTACAGAAGATGATTCTTCAGATGATGAAGAGCAAATATTTGCCATATCACCTGTTGTCAGGAGACCCAAGTATAAGAAATTAGTAGAGAAAGAAGAACTTTTACCTGAATAAAATTTTCTATATATATGTTATAATATACAATGGAAGCTGCTTCCGCTCAAGCTCTCAAGACTGTCAATCTCGTATCCCAAGAACTCGAGACTCAATCACTCAACGCCATTGTCGCGGGATTTTCCTTCGCGGCTGCCATGTCATGGATGGATCTCGTCCGTTGGTTCATCCAACAGGTAATCAAGGTGCCCAAGAACGGTGGTTCTCAGTACGCTCTGACTGCGATCCTCACTACCCTCCTCTCCATCGCGGTATACCTGATCATCTCCACTATTTCTACCCGTGTTTCTAAACCTGCTAAACCTGTGTACGCGGTTACCCGGTAATTTTTGGTTTACGCTTCATAAGAATTAGGAGAACCAATCCAATAAACACAATAATACCGATAGAAAGATATTCTTTCCATTTATAAGAATCAACCACAGCTTCGGTGATACTTATTGGTGGCGGCAAATCCTTTTCAACAACCTCATCATCTAATGGAACTCTAACTCTAGGGAGACCCTCTAACTTATCTGTAGAACATGTAATTTCAAATTTCAAAATATGATCTTGATTTCTGAAATCATATGGGATGAGACGCCCGTGACTCATATAGAAGAACTCCAATTGAAGTTCCTTTATATACTTCTGTGGTCCACTGTAGAACTCGTGTGTGAGTGGGTCATCTGTACCGTTAAAATTTATAAAGTCTGTACCATCCATAAGAATATGACCGGTATAGAATGGTGTCGCTGAATATACAGTTTTTGTAAACTCATCTGACCCCGATCTTATACGAAGAATGAGGGAGTTTGGTCCTTCCAGATTAATAGCTCCTGATACAATACTATTTCCTGATGATGTATGGTTAGAAGAAGAAAATCCGATAACCTGATGGGGTGTTGTAATAGCTGTATTACTTAAGAATCCATTCTGTCCATCAAAAAATGAGAAGGTGAAGTTATTACTATTATGAGTATTTGAAAATGTTAAAGCTTCTGTATCAGTGTCAAATATAACAGAATCTATACATGTTATAGGTGGTTGCATTTTAGTATCAAGATCAGAGGCAAGGGCTGTTCCACTAGCATAATTGGTTTCATCTAAAGTAATTAGGCTAGAAGAAACATCGTTACCACCAGAACCTTTTACAGTAAATGATTTATTCGTAACACATGTGGTTAGCTGAGGGGTTGGAATACGAGCAGACACAAGTTTAATATGTGTAACGTCATAAATAGCTTCTTTGAGAGTGATTGAATAACTATTGGCGTGTGTATATACATTAGTATCTCTCTCGCCACTATCTATATCAAGGGTATGAACCTTCATTAAAATATAGGTACAATATTTTAATGAATGTTTTTGTCTAATTAATAAAGTAAACTTAGCAAATGCTGTGAGACAATGGGTTGTTCTGGAGTTGCCTGGATGCGATTCCTAAGTCGCGAGAATATGGATTCTCGTTACCCTTATAGGCGTTGAATTGGTGAAAAGGCTTCTGTTGGTAGTTTTGAGTCCAAGCCCCATTTGCAGCGTTCACACGACCATCAATGCGGGAAGTATCGGAGCGTACAGCTGTGAGGCGACCACCCTGTTTGAGTGCACTCTCTCTCACATTCATACGACCAGCGTTACCCATACGGTTAGCCTTACCACGACGATCTTCTGGACGGAACCCATACTTCATCAACTCTTCATTGTTCTTTGAAGTAATCTGAGCAGCCGCACTGGTTGCGTAAGCACCGGTGAAATTGGTGATACCGGGAGACGCATGGCTGTAGTGGGAAAATTGTTGATCGTTACGATCACTCTTGAAACGAGTGGGATCTTGAGGCACAGTTTGAGCAGATATGAAACGCTTCGCACCATTGAAACCTAATCCATCTTCACGAAGACCAGTCTCAGATCGGTTCGTGGTTCTCATTGTCTTCTGATGACTGGCTCTTGGTACAGCACCAGACATACCCTGGGCACGACCAGGCATCGCTGGAAGACGGGATGGGAGATATGCTGTGGTATCAGGTTTATTGTGTTGCAATTGACCGACAACAGCGGAACGCCCACCAGTTACATCCGCAGCTGGACCAGAGCGACCTGGAAGAGTAGTGAGACGGTAAGCACCCACATTCTCCGGGTTCACTCGGAACATCTGTTGGAAACCACCACTTGCTGGAGTATTAGCACCAATACCCAAACCTGGGCCAACCAATTGCTTTTCAACTGGGGAAAGGTTGTTCATACGACCAGTGTCGTACATACGGTTTCTCATATTGAGAATCTCTTGACCACCACTCCTCTGTTGAGGGGTGGTGTCACCAAAAGTACCCATTTCTTTCTTCATGGGGATTTCTACACGTGCTTCAAAATCACGATCAATAAAATCGGGAACATCATCATTATTATAAGTAAATTGGGGTTCTTGAGTTGGAGTTGGAGTTGAAGTTGGAGTTGATTCAACTGGATCCGGTTTAGACCGGGAACTCAATGATCTACCAGCAAAAACTAAACCAGCGATAGCTGCAAGTGAAATAGGATCCGCCATTCTTAGTTTTTAGTAACATTTTTATTAGCGTATCTTCGTTGAAAGAGGCCGTTCTGGAGTTCCGCGCGAGTACTCATTGGTTCATAACCGATGGAACGAAGAGGTACCTTACACTCCATATTGGAGAGGGGGAAAAGGTTACGTTCATAGGTTGGCACAATGACTCTATTGAAACGCGAGGTAGATTGAGGGCGAAGTTGATCACTCACTTCGATGAATTGCGCTGGAGAACCTTTGCCAGCCATATAGGGGGCGGTTCCATAAAGCATAGTATTTGGACGACAGCAATAGTTAAGGGTACTGGGCTGGGGGTAAACGAAAACCTCCTCAGTGGCCTTCACCGATGGAAGAGCACCCGTATTTTGAACTATTGCAAGACCAGGTTGTAATTGGTATGCCATATTTATTATTACATGAGAATATTTATATCTAAGATGAACTAATTCCGTGTCCCCGATGAGAAACTCGGCTATCACCAGCGAGGTCAAGACCTGCAAAAGCCTCTAATTGAGTGCCTCGAGCGTTTGGACTGCACATTTCAGGGTTGGTCCTGCAATCACGTCCATTTTTGGGGCCATAACACCATTCAGCGAAAGAAGTTTGATCGCCTGGAATTTGAGAAACAGCAGTCGTTACGAACTGACGAGCAGAGGCATTGCGGTGTTGAGATGGATGGGGTGATCTAGATCTACCAGAATCATATGGGATACGATCATCTAAATACGCCTTAACAAATGGTTTCACTGTTGGGTAGTAACAGGCCTCAAGTCGGTTAGGGGCGTCAGAGTAATCCGTCATAAGTACATTAGCCATGGGATTGTCTAATGTTGGTGTTTGACATCCACGCCCGTCTCCACTCACACTAATTCCATATCCCTCCTTCACCATTTTAGACTTGTACATTACATAAAGAACACCTAAAAGAGTACTACCAAGGACGAAAATCCGTGGATCACGGCGAGTAACGTAAATGATACAACATGCGTAAATTATAAAACGAGAAGAGGCATTAATTCGGTCTTCTGGAGTTTGTTCATTATTTGGCCAGAATTGAAGAACCTGATCAGATCTAATGAGTTGCTGAGGATCTTCAAACCAGGTCTTCATTTAATATATATTAAGGTTTATTTTTTGTTCATACCACCAAGCATGCTACCCATCATCTTCATGAGAGCGTCTTGATCAAGATCACCGCCATCTGTCTGCATCTTATCAGCTACACCCTTCGCAATCTTCTCAATCTGACTGAGTGTATCAGCTGGAACGGAGTTAATTGTCATACCAAGCATATACAGGGTCTGAAGGTACTGCCAAGTCGCAGCCTTTGTAGAGTCACTCATACGAGACCAATAACTCTTAATGTTCAAATCCTTGAGAAAGTCAATCGTTTCAATCTCCTCCAAAAGAAATGATTCATCCTTACCAGAAATCTTATCCGCATAAGGAGTTACACCATTCATGAAACCATCAACAATGAGACGAGGGTTGGTGTCCTTAATCAATTCAAAAGATGTAGTCATCTTCTTGATACCCTTTTCCTCTGGAAAAGTCTTGTGCAATTCCACAAGAAATTGAGAGAGCATGTCATTAAACGCAGTGACAGACGCCATTTTCTTATATTATAAGTGTATTCTTTAAGTTTAAAAAGGTTCAGTAGAAATTGATTCTCTTTGTCCTATACCATTTGACACAATGAAGAATACTAGGATAGCATTGAGAACAGCTGGTTTAGCATACTTGTTAAGTTCTAACTTACCTTCATTGTTAAGTTGAGCCTTGGCGTGAATATAACCAGCGGTGACAACAGCGGCTATGAGAGCAGCGGACATTGGGTCTCTGAGATAGTCGGATAACTCCATTTAATTATACGCAGTTTTTTTTACACGATGATCCGGTGCGTCACCAAAGAGAACACCTTCATCTTCGTCAATGGCCTGAGGTGGAATACCAAAAGTTGGCTCGGAATGAGGTTCTAGTTCTGACTGGGGTTCTAGTTGGGGTTCTGGTGCTTCAACACCGGGAACCGTCTTGAACTCATTCTCTAGACCAGTTGGTTGGATTTGCTCTTCTGTACCCATCATGTCCTCATTCTCGGGTAAAGATTCTGACTCTGGAAAGGGTGGCTCTGGAAGGGGTGGCTCTTCATGACCATCAAATACATCCGGATCCTCGGTATCGTGAACATCACCATCTAGATCAATGTCACGGCTATTATCTTGGGACATGTACGTCTGAAGAATCTGTTGAACTGGAATGAGCTCTTTCACAGTAGACTCAATGCATAGACAAAAACGCTGTGTAAGTTGATCATCTCTCATATACTCACTCTGTTCCTCGTGGAAAATATAAGGATTTTTATAAAGATCTTTGGCAGTATTATTATAGCACGTCTGAATGAAAACCTCATTAGTTGGCAATTTCAATGAAATCTTCTTGTTATCAGATTTGAGACGAACTGCAGAGAGAATCTTAGTGCATGCAACGAAAACAGCGGCTAAGAGATCACTAAACCACGCACAGCGATCGGCGATATTACTCGCATGTTGAGCAGACATTTGATTAGACCAATTTGGAACCTCTTTGAGAAGCTTTTGAAACATGATTAGACTTTTTTTACCCTTAGAGAGTTTTGTGGCTTCTTCATACATACCATGAAATACTTCAATCATAACTGGAGACATGATGAGGCATAGTTGTCCTAAGTATTCTTTCTTAGCTTCAACGAGCACGTTTAAATTGTCCATTTATCATTGAGTGTGTTTTTATTAATAGCTAGACTACGCACTTCTCCTGTACTTATCAGCCATCTTCTTGAGATTCATCAAATCCGGAAAGTCGGTTTCTTCCGTCACAATATTCTTTTCCTTCTTCTTTTTGGGTATATTCCATGAAACATACAAATCATACTCACTCACAAGTCTCACATCAAATCCACCCAACGTAAATTGTCGTGCTACATACCTACCTGCTGCAGCTCTATCAAAAGTTGGACAGCCGATAACAAATGTGGGTACAGTTAAAAACACCTGTTTGTGACCCAATTCAACACATTGTTTTATTTTACGAGAAAACTGTTCATATATTCGTGTATATATATCCTTCCTGATCTGCTTTCTCCTTTCATCAATCCTTGTCACATCATTGATGCTGATCATTATAATTACTGCAATTTATTTTTAGCCATTTCTAACTCACCGAGAGTGGGTGTGGCCCTCTCCTTGACCAGATCATAGTTTACGAAATCCTTACCAGAAACACTATCCACGAAGGGTGCAATTTCGGACGCGGATTCAGCATCAAGTGGTTGTGTACGGAGAGATACCAATTTGACATTTCCATTTACGACTTCAAAATAGGATGCAACTATAAAACCAAACGCGAATCCATTATTTTTCACGTTCATGAAGCTACACTCGTAAAGTTCTTTGTCTTCCTTTACATACTTCTTAACATCGGTGGTCTCAATAATGTAGGTACAGAGACCAGTGCGCTTGGTGATTTCTTTATTAGTTTGGAGAACAAATTCTTGCATTAGGTCGTTATCAACACCAACTTCCACTTTCTTATACCCAGCAAGATTGGGTTTGGAATCATCTAGGCGAATACGACCAGTAGGTTTAGTGTGTCCTGAAAATCCGAACATCTCAGTGAAGGGTTCACGTCTGACTGTGAGTAACAGGACAACAGCAATAAGAATAATCATCAAATACAAGTTCATCATCTTTATTACTATGCGTTAATTTTTTTTTACAAAATACCCTTATACATATTAGATGTCTCTACTGATATATAGCCCCAGATGCAAACACTCAATGGAAGTTATTGACTATGTAAACAGACACCCACAATTGAAACAACTTGTTCATTACCATAATATAAACACTCAGGGTATTCCACCTGCATACAAAAATAAAATCAACCGGGTACCCACAATGTTGACCAAGAATGGGAAAGTTCTTATTGGTGGTGAAATAAAAAATTGGCTTGATTCTCTACTCCCTAACAAGGAGCTTGTCGGGGGTGGTTTCGGTGGAGCATGTTCTATGACTACACTAGACAGTGAGGATAATGATACTGATATGTTCTCACTGGAATCGTACGGTGAATCACTACAACCAGCTATGACACGGGAGTTGGAAGAAAAGATAAGTAGAGATGTGAGTAAGGGTGTTGCCTATTCTGATCAAACTAATTAAAGATAAAACGCGGATTATCTAGTAATATGAAATTGGTAACAATTCAGGCATCTGCCATCAAATCAACTTTTGAAGTTTTAAAAGATATCCTGAATGATGTGAACATATACTTCCGTCCACAGGGTATGTATATAGTTACACTTGATACAGCTAGAACATCACTCATTGATATGTTCCTCGCTGCTGATAACTTTGAAGAGTATGAATGTATTCAAGATGAAATCATAGCCGGAATTAACATTTCAAATACTTTCAAACTTTTGAAGACAATTACAAATAATGATGTTCTAAAAATTGAAATAAACTCCAAGGAATATATGGATATGGAAATTACAAGTGAATCAAAAAAGACAAGTACCAAATTTCAACTTAAACTTCTAGATATCAATGAGAGTCGTATTGAAGTTCCTGACGTTACAATGACCAGTAATACGATTCTACAATCTGCAGATTTTCAGAGATTATGTAGAGATATGTCAAACATTGGAAGTGAAATTGAAATCACACGACTTGGTAAAGAATTGAAACTTCGTTGTGAAGGAGATTTTGCGAATCAGGAGACGTGTATTGAGTGTCCTGAAAGTAGTCAGGAGATGAAGGGTCTTTACAGTCTGAAGTATCTGAATATATTTACAAAGGCGACGAGTATGTGTTCGTCTGTGCAAATTATGCAGGAAGAAGGAAATAGGTTTCTAATTCTAAAGTATAATGTAGCAAACCTTGGTGAAGTTAAGTTCTATCTCGCAACCAAGGTTTGTGATGATATGTTGTAATTATGGAATACGTAGATCAGTTGTACAATCCTCAGTGGTTAGAACAATTTTCTTCATACCCAGGGAGTTTGTGAGCATTATTTTAGGAAAACGGGTCTCTAAAGTTTTTAGGGTATAATATAAAAAATCTTGTAATTTGACGTTCTGGCCGTGAAAGTCATTTCTAGGCCCGGCGTACCTCTTGACCTTCTCCGTGATGTCTAATTGTGGTTTATCATCGTGATCCACGATCCATGCATGACGGAGCGGGATACTGAATATCATATTGTCCTGTTCGCATTTCCCAGGTACAAAGTTAATATCCTGTGTGATGGCTTTGTAAACCCGTCCACCATAGTTGTATTTTACACGAAGAATGACATTATACACATTTTGGGGAACGATTGTATTTCTGAAAGGTTTATTCGTAACATAACAATGATACTCATGTAATACACCATCATCCCAATCTTTACTTTCATGTTCCCAAAAGTCATCTTCAATCTTATATTTCATTTCATGGTCAATTTTATACTCCAATTCCTCTGATATAATACTATAATCACGTGGAGTTGTTAACATTTTATAAAAATGGAAAATAGTACTTAAAAGTTTGAACAACATGGTTAAGTATAATGGAAGGTAACTTTTTAAGTAGGTATAAAAACAAAGTTGAACATTGGAGACACCTCATAGACACCGATCCTACTAATAAAAAATTATATGAAAGTGAGATGTCTGATTACCTTATCAAATGTATGCCGTATATGAATCAATATGCTGATATACCGGATGAAGAAACGAACACGGATAATATATTTAATGTGAAAGAAACGGTTGGCCTAAAGAGGAAAGATATATTTTATGAATATCTCATTCAAGTGGAAAAACAAAATCTCCCTAGGGCAAGTGAATATACTAACTTAAGTGAATGCCCGGTATGTTCATACAGTAATATAATTCATGTACAAGTTACAAGTGAATTAGTATGTGATGAATGTGGTTTAGTATTGGCTGTACTTATAAGTGAAGAATTGACATACAGAGAAGAACAAGAGACCTCCGAAAAGATTGTCAATTACAGTTACAAACGAGAAAATCATTTCAATGAATGGTTGAGTCAATTTCAAGCACAAGAGATGACTTCAATACCCCAAGAAGTAATGGATCAATTGAGAACAGAACTCAAAAAAATTAAGATCAAAAAGTTGGATGAAATTACACATACAAAGATTAGAGCTCTTTTAAAAAAATTGAGACTCAATAAATATTATGAACATGTGCCATATATCACAAATATTCTGAATGGTATTAAAGCGCCAAATATGCCACAAGAATTAGAAGAGAGATTACGTATCATGTTCAAAGATATACAAAAACCGTTTGACGATAATTGTCCAATAGATAGGAAAAACTTTTTGAGCTACTCTTACGTACTTTATAAGTTTTGTGAACTCTTAGACCAAGATGAATACCTTCAATATTTTCCTCTTCTCAAGTCTAAGAGTAAATTATATACACAGGATCAAATATGGAAAAAGATTTGTACTACCCTTAAATGGGAATTTATTCCTACAATATGAGTTTAAAGGTGTGATCGTCCTTTAAATTATATGAACTGTCCAAACTATGAGGTGTGTCACAAAATGATGAAACCAGGTCTAAAGGTGTGCAGTCCATGTTTCTGGAGATTCAATAATGAAGTACTTGAATTCAGTAATGATAAATGTCCACATTGTTTTGAAAATACAACATGTGTCAAGTTCAGAAAATGTTCACATTTTGTTTGTCTCAAATGCTTCAATATAAATGATAAATGTGCGAGATGTATATAGACTTAAAGCGTTTGGTGTTACTTCAACTAATGAATGAATACGAACAGTTCTGTATAGATGAGGCAGCGTATCATATGGACAGAGCTAAAGAGGTACTCACAGAAGGTCTCCGTGACCCAAAGAAATATCATGATGAAGCGAAAGGGTTTTATAAAATATTAGCTAAACTGTTTCCTCTAATGATCCTAATGCAACACAACGAACCTCAACCTGACGATTCGGAAATGGAGGAAAGTTTACCAAATACGCCTTCTTCAGACCTGTCAGAATCAGATAATTTTGAGCCTGAAGATCAGCCTGATCATTGAGAGTCTTGATCGCCTTGAACTCTAAGATGCTCTCATTGTTCACGATAATATCAGCCCTCAGATTACCTATCACGTGACCCTCAAAGGGAATGGGAACAATCCGTTCCGATTCATATTGAATTCCATCTTTACGGAGAAGTACCTCCATAGCATTGTGATACACTCTTTCACTGAACCCAGGTCCTAGTTGGGAGTATACCTTTTCAGCGAGGGCTACTACGTCTAACATTACTTTATTGTTTAGTCTTCGCTTTAACAATCTTATTTCTCAGATTGTTTGTGAGGTTGTATCCGGTGATGTTTTTGAAAGCATTTTTATTACCAGATACAGCTGCAGATCTAGCCATAGTGGCAGAGGGTGCATTCGGGTTTCTAGGTAAGGAAACTTTTTTGAATGGGAGGAACTTGAAAGTATTTTGACGATTCTGACCAACAATCATCACAGAGTTTTTATTGAAGTTCTCTGTGATCTTCGCTATACTCATATCCTTCGCAGAGCTTACAATGCTCACATTTGGAAACCACCTCTTGAGGATTCTAATCTTGTTCTCCACCGGAAGTGGGTTTTTTGCATTACCTGTAGAGTGTGACACCACAACAACTGGAGTTTTGTTTGATTTACGTGCAGTCTCTATGACCCGTTCAATCATCAGTCTATGACCCTTGTGGGGTGGGTTGAAACGACCATATGTGAACACAACGGATTTCATTACTATTTGTAAATATTTTATATAAAGGTTTGTATGTATATAAAAAATAAGATGCCACATTTACAATTTCCAACTACTTACGTTTATTGGGAAAATGTAAACGACCATGATCATTTGAAAAGGAAATATATGCCGATCATAGACAAATTGGAACAAACTAATCGTGATAAACTAAAGAATAAATTTGATAATTGTACTGTAAAATATATGTCTATTAAAAGTGGTAATAAAATTAATTCTTTTTTAGAACGAGAAGATATAAATAGAATTATATGGAATCCAATTGATAATTTTATAAAAGAAATAAACTCTACTTATAATTGTAAAATAAATGTAAAAGACTCAATTATAAATAATTATTGGTTTAACACTTACGATGTACACGACCACCAAGAGTTTCATTGTCATAATGGTATTCCTATAGTTAGAAATGGTAAAATGTATCATCCCACTTTTTCGGGTGTGTATATTCTAAATGACGAGAATAAATCAAGTTCTATTGTTTTTAAAACTTCTATAACACCATTTGAACATACAATAGAACCATATACGTTTGATACACGTGACAATAATGATATAAAAGAAGGTGCTGTTATAATTTTCCCCAATTGTCTTGAACATATGGTAAAAAAGTGTATAAAACCCGGAAGAAGAACAATTGCATTTAATATTTTTAGTATGTTATAAATTAAGTAGTCCCAAATATGATAGAACAATCCACATAACACCAACACCAATTACAGACACCCCAGCGATGCCATTCAGGGTCATAATTTTGAAAGTTCCACCTGGGACAAGACCTAGAACGCCACCTACGAGTGACATACTTGCGATTGATGTTATGAAAAACCCTAACATATACAAAAATAAGCGAAAATTATCATTTAAGAAGAGTGCTGGGAGTACGTATACTATACCACTTAAACCAGATATACCATGGATACCACCAACTACATAAGCACTCGTAGGGCTATCAGTGAATGTATCACCCATTCTCCATGTATTGAACTTATCCCAAAGTGTTTTACGTTCGCTAACAGCGTCGGTCTCTGAATGGATATGCGTTAGATGATGATCATGTGCTTCAGTGTGAGCATCTGATATAGATATCACGGGTAAAGGTATTCCGTCTATTGGATGTTCTATATCAGTTTCACCCCTAATGTGTTGTATACGTTTTTTTTCATTTTTATTCCATTTATAAAGTGAAAAGAGGGTTGCAGTTCCAATTAATATCATCATTGATCCCACAATGTAATCACTCGCCGCTCCAAGTTGATCCATTGGAATATCATCTCTAAAAATCATAAATATACTTGTCATAAAACTTAGACCTATTGTATGTCCAATTCCCCACCTAAATCCTTGTGATGCACATTTTTTCCATATAGAAAATGAATTACTATTTTCATTTAAATGTTCGCGTCTCTTTACACCTGCGACAAGTAGGAACAATGCACTCACATGATCTGGACCGAGTAAGACATGTGTAACACCAACTAACATTGCGACAATGAAAGAAGTTAATGGTGTAGATGTGTCTAAATAAGACACATTTACCATTTTAAATAATACACTTTAATTCTTTAATTACCATATTTATATTTATGTATCCATATATTACATATCCACTTTTCACCAGACTTTACAGGTGCCCCACCATGTAAAGCCTTTGAAGTAATTAACTCGTAGTTGTCTAAGGTATTGAAAAAGAGTGCATCACCTTTGTTTAGTTTGTATTTCCTTTTAATATTTGGGAATACAGTTTCACCATCTTCATAGTCATCATTGAGAGCTAAAATGATCGTGTACATTCTCTTGTTCCCGTTTGTATCATTGAATGTATCTTGATGTGGTTTGTAAAATCCACCTGGTTTGTAACGCACTACCTGAAGCTTTTCGCAGTTTATAAATGGTCTATCTGTGAGACTAACACACTTCTCTGTGACTCGCTTCACAATCGGGTCTTTCAAATCCAACCACGCTGTTTCACTATCTCTCATATTTTTATCAATTTTTTTATTCGCTGAGACCGTTGAGGTAGAAAACTTGCCCCCAGCTTCCTTTTTTATATGATTGATCTCTTCCTCGGTCAAGAAATTTGGTATTACTATAGGTTTTGTATATACCGGTATAAGAAACCATACCAGGAATAGAATAACCAATAAAAGTAACATCATATATTTAGTATAGATAAATATTATAGGGTGTGACACAATTATACCTTTTCCGTATTGTTATTAAAATATCATTGGTATATTCAATTAATTTTTTACATATCGTTATAATTTCGCTATATTTTTCTGGTTCAATAACATATTGTCTCAAGAGATCCCCACCCGTGTCTATGACCATCCTGAAAATATTATTAATGTCTCGTTGTCGCTCCTTCTGTTTATCACGTCTCTGTATTTCTTTTTTAAAGAATACCTCTTCAATTTCATTTAACATGTAAGCTACACGTAGGTATCGGTTATCACCGTCGTAAATGTCACCAAATCTGTATGTGAGGTCCCTATCAAGTTGACTTAGTGTCAATGCAAACCGCGTGATGTTATCTGGAGAATCTATCTCACGAAGTTCTCTAAATGTTGGAATTCCACCACATGGTATATCTCCATGTTCCCTAGATGAAATGTGCCCCCTCTTAAACTCCATATAATGGGGGTTATGAATTCTTCCCATTTCTATCTGACCCGATACCCAGTCAAATGCAGTATGACAATCTGGACACCACATTTGTCGGCACCCGGATAGTTTTTGTATCATAGTTCCACACTTTGGGCATGGCTTCGTATCCTTCTTTAAAAGTTTCATAGTTTTCACGGCATCTGGGTCACATATATGATCCTCGTGGATCTCTTCATTGCAATGTTCACAAAAGTGTCGGTCACATAATCCACAAAACCAATCCTCATTCATGAACCCTTTACACTCTTCTGTAGGACATTTTCGAATGAATTTTTTAGGTTCTTCACCCACTACAAGTTCACCACCGCGACGAAGTCTCTCAAGTTCCCGATATATTTCTTCCATGTCAATTCTTAATGTATTGACTTCCTCGGGTGCGTCTGAAATTGGTATATGCCCATTATACAACCCATATATCTGATAAAGTTCCAAAAGTGTTTGTCTATGTTCATTTATGATTTCATATAGTTTTCGCATAGTCTTTATCCTTTCAACTTCGGGTTGTGTTTCCGGCATTCTCATTTTTTCTCTATCGAATAAGATATTTTCTCTATGACGACGAAGTTCTGTGTTACGGAAAAACTTTGTACACCATGTGTCCACAAATTCTCTATCCCACATATTCTTACATCCCATACAATGTGGATCATCTGATGTTGAAAGTATGTATCTATGTGAACACGTGCGACAGATCGATAAATCACAGAAGGGACATTCAACCTTTTTGTGATTTATTTTATTGAATTTTTCACAACAAACATCACAATTTTCCATTATAGGGAAATTGTTTTAAGTCTTTAACTTTATACCCGACGACTCGCTTGTTGTCTTTTCTGGGTACCCTTCACACCTTGTCCAGTAGCCTTGGCAAGTTTCTTATTTGCCTTTCGCAGCGCAGCCTTAGCGTCTTTCTTCTTCTGGCTCTCAAGCATCGCGAGACGTCGTCGCTCACTTTCGTCACGAAGAGCCTGAGCTTTTGCTTTGTCAGCTTCAGCTTTGTTTCTGATCACCTTTTCTTTCAGGGATTTAGCTTCGATATTAGCCCTCGCTTTTGCTTTGTCAGCTTCAGCTTTGTTCCTGGCCACCTTTTCTTTCAAAGATTTAGCTTCTGCATTAGCCCTCACTTTTGCTCTCTCCTCCTTTTCTCTCATCTGTCGGTTCTTCTGTGCCTTTTTCACAGATACACTACGACGCTCAGCTTCCTCCCGGTTCTTCTTTTTCTGAGTTAACAATTGTTCTCTCCCGTCCTGTACCCTTTTTATATTTGCACCAGCTCGCTTCATCCTCTCGGCAGTCGTTTCAGTGCCGAATATATTTTTAACACCTTCGGTAGTCTGACCACGGTCACGACCCTGTTTAGAACCCAAGTTACGCGAAGCCGCTATACGCTCTGGCCCAGTTTTCATATTACCGATTTTCTGTTGATTCTTTTCAACTTCGGCCGCCCTTTTTACGGCATTCGTCATTGTTTTCATTCTAATATTTTGGACAACCTGTTTACCAGCCTTTCTAAAGAGTGGGTTATTGGTTGGTTTAGTTGCCGCCAACCCTTTTTCAGAGTTTCTCTTACGAGCATTTCGTAAGATGGCATTCGCACTATTACCCTTATTGAGCCTCTCGATGAACTCGGTTCTGTTAGATCTGTTAAGAGTCTTAAGAGTAGAGAGTGATCTAGCTAATTCACCCTTGGCTTTACCTTTCGCTCTTTCGTCTTCACGCTTTTTCTGTTCACCCACTTTGCGTTCTTGCGCTTGATTCTGCTCTCTCTGTTTACGCTCAGCTTCAAGACGTTGTTTAGCGGTACGATCTCTCCCTAACTTTTCAGCGTTTTTCAGAACGGTGCGTGCATCTTCACCTTTCGCAATTCTATTCATGAAAAGCTTACGATTGTCACGCCCCAATTTGTTCATAGATTGAAGCTTTTTAGCAGTATCACCTGTTACCTTATCACCTTCATCCCTCTTAGCCTTGATGTTTTTAGCTAATTCCTGTTTCCTCTTTTCAATATCGTTCGTCATCTTCATGACAAATCTAATCTGACCACGACGCTTGTCTTCAGAGATTGGTGCCTGTTCAATATCCTTTCTAAGTTTGACTTTTTCATCTAGAAGACGGTCAATACTTTGAAGTTCCTCCGGTTTAGTAGCCTTACGGATTGCATCTTCCCAACCTCTCCTCCATACACCCAATGTACCTGTAATCTCACGAGCCACTTTATTGAGTAGAGGCTGTTTTTCCGTAATCTTCCTCTCCCGGTTAAGTTGCCGTGCGTTAGCTAAGACCTTTTCAGCACCATTGGTTTGGAGACGATTCATCAACTTCTTACGATTATCTCTCTCAATGGTTGTCAACTTGGAGAGTTCATTTGCAACATTTTTGATACCCTTATCGCGAGTTTTCTTACCCTCTTTTCTCTCTGTGTCAAGTTTCTCGGCAGCTGCCAAAACATCCTTAGGGGTTTTATTTTTGAGGCTATTTATGAACTTTACTCTCTCATCCACTGTGATATCTTTGAGGCTTTTGAGTTTTCTAGCGGTTTCCATCTGTATTCTCTCACCCACTATCCTCTCACGTTCTTTCTCAACATTTACCAGTCCTTTGATTGGTCTAGTATTAACATGAGGTTGTAAAAGCTGTCTGATATACAAGTCCTTCCTAGCTTGTGGAATTTTAGCATCACGAATGTAAAACCGGAGGGTATCCTTATCTTTCTCATTGTCTTTATCCTTTGCTTTGGAAGTGGCAACCACGTTCTCAAACTTAGCTCCATTTTTAAGGAAACTAGACATGTAATTACTCATTTCTGGTGATGTAAGATGCTTGAGACCTTTTAGATGTTTACTTAAACGTTCTTCATCAAGTTTACTAGCTTTTATTTCCTTCTTTTTCTTTTCCTCTTCTTTCTTACGATCCGTCTCAACCCGTCTATTCTTTACGGCCTTGTTCATACTTGTGGCATCACGTTTGATACCCTCAATGTCCGTATTGGCAGTCGTAACCTTTGCCAAGAAAACCTTTCGGTTCTCTGGTCTAAGATCATTTAGGGTGTTCAAGAACACACTGACATCCGACTTTTTAGCTGCGAGTTGATCATTACGAGTCTTCAATTGAGTGTTGAGATTGTTCACTTCACCCTTTATAGAGTTCATGTTAGTGTTTAGTGTCACACGACCGATAAACGACTTCTTATTTTTATCATCTAAACGAGTGTTCTTCATATGAGCGCGTAATTGGTCTTTCTTGGAGTTTACAAGACTGGCGGTGGACACCGACTTCATCCTATTGGCATCAGCCTTAAGACGGATGAGGGTTGATCTACCATCATTTAACTTTTTGAGAAGTTGAGCACCATTTACACCCAAATCATTGATATAGTTGGAAAGTTCCTGGCGCTGTTGGGCCTTGTTCTTAATCTTCGCGTTAATTTGGGTCGCACGATTCTTTAGGGCCAAGAATCCAGGTGAGAGCCATGATACATCGTCAGGGATACTATCGTAGTTCTTGATAATCTTCTTCTTGTCAGTGTTTCCAATGTCTAGAGTATTCATGTAGTCAACGAGCTCGGAACGATTTTTAGCTCTCTTCTCAAGCACCACCTTCTTTTTCAATTGACCAACCTCCTTCAACATGGAATTGAGGGTCACATTTTGAGACTCAAACTTATCTATCACATACAATTGACTGTTTTGGTTAAGAGTGTTCATAGACTTTTTGAGAGTATTCAATTCGGTACCTCTCTTGGCAGCTTTTTTGAACTCCTGTAGTTTATTAGCCTCATTTCTAACAGTATTGTAAGTTCTAGTAACGTTTTCCAACAACTTCTGTTTATTTTCTTTGGTTAACATGTTTAATGTATTGATATACCCATCCAAATCTTCACGCTCTTTCTTGCGTTCGAGTTGAGCCTTCTTATTAGATTGAAGTTGATTAGCTTCATTTCTTATACTGTTGATATTTTTAGAAATATTAGCCAATAACTTTTGTTTGTTTGTTTTGTTCAATAAGTCCAAACTATTGATATATCTGGACAACTCGTTAAACTCTTTCTTGCGTTCACTTTGAGCCTTCTTATTTGCTTGAAGTTGATTGGCCTTATTTCTTATACTGTTAATATTTTTAGAATTGTTAGCCAATAACTTTTGTTTGTTTGTTTGGTTCAATAAGTCCAAACTATTGATATATATGGACAACTTGTTAAACTCTTTTTTGCGTTCACTTTGAGCCTTCTTATTTGCTTGAAGTTGATTAGCCTTATTTCTGACATTGTTAGAATTGTTGGCCATCAATTTCTTCTTGTTGACATTGTTCAACATATTCAAAGTATTGAGATATCCCTTCAACTCGCGACGTATTTTCTCACGCTCTTCATTGTTTCTTGTACTTTTGAGTTGTTTAGCTTTGTTTCGTAAAGTAGCATTACTCCTAGGGTTGGCATCAAAGTTTCTAAGAATTAAGTTTTTATCGTTTTGTTCGAGGTCTAAATTACCCATAAATACAAATAATTCATCTCTTCTAGTTTTGATTCTTTCAACTTCTAATTGTTTAGCCTCTTCCAAAATAGCATTCGCGGTAGATGTGTTGTTACCAAACTTTTCTATGAAAGATGCACGATTTTGATTTGTTATATCAAGATTAGTCAGAGATTTTAACAATTTCTTCTTTTTTCCCAATTTATTTTCACTAATCATTTGATTCTTCAGTTTATCAGCTTCTCTCTTTAGAGTGCCAACGTTAGTAACCTGGTTGTCCAAAGCCTTTAATAAAGAATTCTTTCTGGTGTTGTTCAAACCCAAAGAATTGGCGTAGTTTGATAGATCATTCCTCTGTTTTTGGCGTTTTTCTCTAGAACGTCCTAAAGCAGTATTTGTTGCACTCTTCTTAAGGGAATTCCAATTGGTGTAATAACTATTAAGTTTCTCGGTTATCTTGGATTTGTTTTCAGCTGTGAGATCTTCTAGAGTATTAAGATAGTTCATAAATTGACCTTCTTCTTGTATGAATCTCTCTTCTTCCCTAGCTGCAACGATTCCATTGGCGCGATTTTTAAGAATCTGCGCATTTGTGTTTGTATTGTTAAACTCCTTCATGATGCTGTTCCCAACCTTCTTGGTAATATTTAATTGTTTTAGGTATTGGAATAGGTCATCACGCATCGCAGCTCTCTGTCGTTTCGTTTGTTGAGCAATATATTTATCAGCTTCTTTTTTGAGGGCGTTTACATTATCCATATTTCTATTGAATTGGTTGAATAATACACTTTGTTCACTACGTCCGAGACCAGCTTTAGACATATATTCTTGAAGTTCCTGTCTATTTTTCATTTTTTGTGTAGTTTTTTTAGTATCAATTAATGTTTTAGCATTTATTTTGATCGTATTCACATTGACATTTGTATTAAACTTTTGAAGGAATTGATTCTTCTCATTGGTAGCTAGACCTAGTTTATTAAGATATACCGATAGTGCAACCTTATCTTTGTTCCTCTTTTCCTTGATTTTCATTTGAACTTTAGCATTGGCTAATTTTCTCCCCTCGTTGAGATATACATTTCTACTCAAAATGTTTGATTTGTTATTAGTATTGAGACCTAAATTATTTATATATTTCTCCAATTCTTTCCTATTTTGAGTTTTTCTATTTTTAGTTTGTTTTTCTTGAAACTGTATATCGGCTAATTTTCTTTTTTCACTTATAGAAATATTCTTGCTCATAATACCATATTTTGTATTCGTATTCAAACCCAAACTATTAATGTAGGCTTCTAACTCTTTTTTATTTTGAGTTTTTCTATTTTTAGTTTGTTTTTCTTGAAACTTTATATCGGCTAATTTTCTTTTTTCACTGGTAGAAATATTCTGGTTCATAATACTAACCCTTGTATTCGTATTCAAACCCAAACTATTAATGTAGGCTTCTAACTCTTTTTTGTTTTGAATATTTTTATTTTTAGCTTGCTTTTCTTGTACCTTTGTATTAGCCATCCTTTTTCCTTCGGATAGAGATGGGTTTCTATTTAAGATACCTCTTTTGTTATTGACAGTGAGCCCCAAACCGTTGATATACATTTCCAGTTCTCTCTTTTCTCTAGCCTCTTTTTCACCTGCATTTTTTTTAGCGATTCCATTGGCGTTAGCTTTGAGAATATTGAGGTTTGTATTCTCAACACGATTCAGTAACTTCTGTCTATTTTCATTTCCTAGATCAAGAGTGTTGATATACGATAAAAGTTTGGCTTTCTTCTCAGAGATCTTACCACTTCGCAACTCTATAGCTTGCTTCTTGAGGACCTCAACATTGAGTCTGTTCGCGTTGTACTTGTCAATCATAGTTATTCTATTTTCATTTGTAAGTCCCAAATCCGCTAGGAATCCGATATACTCTTTCTTGTCCCCTTCCTTCTTCTCTATACCCCTCTTCTTAGACATATTGAAAGCTTTGTTTCTGTTCAGATTTCCCGAATTTATCAGGCGTTTCTTATCTTCATTTGTGAGATTAGACAATGTAGCGATGTAAGAGATGTATTCTTCTTTACGTCGGTTCCCAGTTTTTACATTTCGTTGAGACTTAATGTTTTTCGCTTCTTGAAGTAACTTTTCAACATTTCTGTTACCATTTCGGAATTTTTTCATGATTGCATTCTGATCTAATTGGTTCAAACCTATTTCTGCCATACGCGTGTTAAGTTTGACACGGAGATTCTCAACATTTCCAGACATTTTAGACTTTTCCATATTGAGGGCCTCCCTCTTGAGTGTGTTCACATCAACATCATCATTCTTGAAACGCTTCACAAAGGTATTCTTATTTGTTTGATTGATTTTTAGAGGTGTCAGGAACGAAAGAAGATTTTGAGCGACGATGTTCTTTTTATCATCAATTCGTTTCTTGAGTAAATTTTCAGCCAGCTTTTTCATAGCGTTTGTGTTTGTCTTCTCATCAATACTCTTGACAAGATCATTCTTGTCTTGATTACTTAATTTATTGTAATTCTTGAGAAGATTTGTAAACTCTTGTCTCTTATTGTTGAGGACTTTGTCCATTTCCTGTGAAATCAATTTCTTAATTTCTAAAATCAATTTGTTAACATTAGCACTATCTTGTCTGGCTCGGTCCAAGAAGGAATTTTTATCTTTTTGTCCGAGAGTTGTTGACTCTAAGAACATGGCCATCTTTTCCTCGTTACTCCTTGTCACATTGGCTCTCTCATCAGCCTTAATTTGAGCTTCAACTCTAAGTTGTCTGAGATCATCTACAGCCATGCGTTGTTTAATGTATTCACTCTCAATGTTGAGTAGTTTCAGACCATCTATAAACGCGAGGAATCTCTTTTCTTCTTCTTGGGAACGTGTAGCTTCAGCTACTACCTGCTTTCGTGAGACAGTTCCAAGTTCTAACTGTCTCAAGAACTTCTTCTCACGTCTGAGACCAAGTTGTTTAATTTTACCAACGGCTTGTTCCGTGGTTAAGTTTTGATTAGCTGGGATTGGTTGAGGTTCGATAGATGGTAAAGAAGGTCCTTGCGCACGCAATGGACCAGTATTTATGTAGTAGCCTAATCCCTTATTGCCCTGTTTAAAAGCATACCCTGGTTTTTCACCACCAAACTTTTTGGCGGGAACAAAGTTTTTATCCTTCTTTTTACCAAAGATACTACCGAAGACCGTAGGTTTCTTTGGTGTGTTCATAGTAACTGGTCGTTGATTCATGTTAACTGGACGTCTATTGTTAACAGGTTCACGAACGGCGCGGGTGGTTCCACCTAAAAATGCGGGTTTCTCACCCTTTCTAAAAACACCTTTACCCGAAAAGTTCATATCCGGGCGAGCTCCATTTGCACGGTTCACATTGGTGTTCAAGTTGTTCACACGGTTCACGTTGTTGTTCACGCGGTTCACGTTGTTGTTCACGCGGTTCACGTTGTTGTTCACACGGTTCGTGTTGTTGTTCACACGGTTCGTGTTGTTGTTCACGCGGTTCACGTTGTTGTTCACACGGTTCGTGTTGAAATTGTTAACATTGTTCACTGCTGTGTTATTTTCGTTCACTGCTGTGGTTTTGTTAACGGATACACGAGTTCGTCTAGCAAACTTGACGGGTTCGTGCACTTTCATGTAACGCAGGCGTTTACCGATTGCGTCAACAATTTGACACTTGGTCATCTGATCAACATTCTTAAGATTAACCTTACGTGCGATCTTTTTAAGGTCTACGCGCTTTGTGGAAGAATCAAAAAGAAGTTCATAATCATTTGGCTTCAATGGGGATTTCTTATCAATCAAGTATGTACGAGTTGAATTCATGACTAAAGGTGGGAGAGGTAACTTACCACCCTGAATATCCTCGTACGCCTGGCAAATCTCTTTTTTTGTTAACTTAATGTTCACCCCTGTGTTGATCTTAATCAACTGTCTGAGGTTTTCTACATCGGCATCTGGATCACACGCATCCATATTATATACATTAAGTTAACAAAAAAGTGTAACGATTATTTATATCCTATATTATACAGTCTAATTTTATCTTCATATGACATACTAAAATCAAACACATTGGTCTCACCAATGTCAATCTCAATCACATTTACATCTTTATTATGTTCACGTCTATTCACAATTGTTGAACGAACGAGACACTCTACAAATTGTCTTGGTGTATTGATTTCTTCTTGATACATTTTGTCCATTTTTAATTTAACACATGTGATCTCATATGGTTTCTTATCTAAAAATGGTGTAATTGGGTACACTTCTTGTGTACCACCATCCACGTATGTTTTATCTTCATACTTACCACATGCAAAAATAAGGGGTACAGCCATGCTCATACATACAGCGTCAATTACCTTCATTTTAGGGTGTGTATCTCTAGAGAAGTATTCTGTAGTTGATGTATTTAAGCAATAGGCAGATACATATATTTTCATATCCAATTCATCAAAAGTTGGATCGCATCCACATATTTCAACAATCTTATCACGTATGGGACCCAATTCAACAAAACCAAAATTGTTAAAAAAGGAACCTATACGTATTTTAACAAACTCGGGAATATTCAGAGACAGAGATATATTTAATATTTCATCAACGGACATCCCCAAAGCCAAAAATAAAGCTAAAATTGAACCTGCTGATGAACCGGATATTTCTTTAACATCCACAAGAGTGGATTCCATTGCTTTTAGAGTCCCAATCATTGAGTATATACCCATTGATGCAGGACCTAAAACAAGGTATTTCATCCTCCTACTCCTACTTAATAGAATTGAGGAAATTGCTTGCGTAAAAGCGCAAAGACCACGGCAAACACAACGGCGTGTGTGAGAGCAGCGGGGATACTGGTCTGACCCGACTTGAGAATACCACCGGAACCGGGGGGGAGAGTCAAGAGGAGACCTGGGCTGAGAGCCAGGAAGAGAGCAGTGGTCACGATGAGATCGGTCTTGGTGAGAACGAGACCCATAGCGCGAGCGACAAGACTGTATACCAAGAAGAACACGAGGGCGTGGAACATAACCGACATCTGACTGGTCTTTCCGTTGCGGAAAGCGAGCTTCTTGCCGTCGGTGGTCAGAAGAACACCGGGGCTGAGCGCGAGAAAAAGGGCGGCTGGTATAGCAACTTTATTGGAGGTGATATCGGGTAACATTTAGTATATGCACATATAATTTTTAACAAAATACAAGAAATCATTAAAAGTGGCATCCTTCATCATTTCTTCATGGAGACCATTATCAGACACAGTACGTCTGACATGTTTCCAAATATAAGCAACTCGTTCTTCATACCAGTTGGTCTGTTCCTGATAATCCCAAAATACTCTTTCCTGGATAGGATCATGATCTTTGTAACAGAATTCAACAAAGTCACAAAACTCTCCTGTATGTTCAATCTGGGCGTCATACAAAAGGGTATCAATCTTGTTCCACATCATGTGTAATTCATCTGAATATTGGACTTCCCATTCTTCAATATTGAGAGGAGTATTATCATAATAATCATCATCATCGCTGACATAGACCGTATCAGATCCAGTGGTAGCTTCGTATACATATTGGCTCCAAACCATGGTTATTACTTATCTTCTTTCTCGGACTTTTCTTTTATACCAGTTAATGAGAGCGAAGTTGATTCCTTCGTTTTAAGACCATCTTTAATCGCGTTTAAAGCACCTTCAACTTTAGCTTCGTCACCACCGAAGAACGTATGAAGTCCATCCTTAACGGCATCCTTACTCATCCCAGATTTACGTACCGATTTACGTATACTAATTTTACCTTTCCTGAGGTTAATGGTATCAATACCCTGATCAATCATATGTTTCTTGACTGATTCCTTCAATCGCTTCTCTTCCTGATTGAGGATCTTGATATCAGATTTTGCTTCCGTGAGTTGTTTTGAGAGATCCACAAGTTTAGAGACACTCTCAGAAAGTTCGGTTGGTACTGACATATTTATTATATAAAACTACGTGTATAATCTTTAAGTGAAATTAGCACAAAGAGCGCGTCATGCCATCGGGGACGATGGTAGAATTGTTCCACACAAATGGATCTTTGGGGTTGGGGGGGTCGGCGCGAATCTGTTGATTGGCATTACGGAGAGCGCCACCGATAGTCTCTGGGAAACCGATTTGGGAACGAGGTTCAAGGAAGTTCTGACCAGCGAGTATGTCTTCTGGGGCAAATTCACCAAAGTCCTCGGCAGAGGCAACTTCACGGGGGAGAAGCGAAGACGCGAGGCCAACACCCCTATCCATCGCACACCCATTGGCAGCTGCTTTACCTGCCGTGGCTGGTCCAGCAGCACTGGGTGCCATAGTGATCGCGCTATACTCACGCTCCTTAATAGAATATTCAGACTTGTTGTTCATGGTGAATAGCAAATATACCAACACCGCAACAGCGGCTACCATCAAGAGGTTTTGGGTACGGCCCTTCTTCATCATGTTTTATATTAGGTTAACAATTTTTTTATTGCTCGTCCTCAACAAAAGCATATTCTTCTGGGTAAGTATCAAGGATAGGATCTGGATGGAGTCTGACCTGGACAAGATTCCACGAGGAGCCGAAAGATTTCTTGGCGAACCATAGACCTGAAAATTCTAAGATAACATCACATATCTTATCGAGTTGAACATTCTCAAAATCAACCTCTTCCTGGTCGGAGTTGAAAACCTTTGTAACATGAATACGTTCGCCTGTGACTTGACCATCAGCAATACTAGGAGTGTAAGCACCTTCAACAACCTTATCTGAAAGCTTCTTACCGAACCAAGTTTCTGCATTCTCAACCGCGGCGCTCAGATTATGTTCATCAACTGTCTGAATTTTAGCAGTGTTCGATTCAGATGTGAGATCCATTACAATGTCCCCTGATACATCAGTCATTTTCACCCCATTCAATTGAACGAGGCATTTACGCTTAGAATCGTTGAGGGCTTTAACGAAGTAGAGTCCATCTTCACCTTTAATTGGGGCGTTGTAAAGCATTTATATGTAATTTAGGTATCATTTCTTTAAACCAACAAATGGTATAGCTCCTGATTTATTTATAATATTTTTTGGGACCCAACTATTTCTCCTGGGATTGTAACCATATAAGGTGTTTGCGAAGTTTATATTGTTTGGTAATTTCTTGGGATTTTCAGGTCTTAAATTGAACTCGTTTTTCACGTACGAGTTGTTATTAACATTTTTCCACTTCAAATTTTTTAGATTCAAACGTTTGTTTCCTGAAGAGTTCTTGTAACCGTTTACATTGGTAGTCTTCGTTACAGGTTTCAATCCGTGAACTATTTGTTTAGATAACTTATCTTCTGAAGGTTTGGTTGTAAAGTTCTTGTACTTGAATGGATCTACGCGTGCAGCCTGAGATACAGGAACGCGTGCATTTTTCTTGGAAACTGGTACACCTCTCTTAATAATACGTGGTTTTATACGTTTGAAGATTTCATCAATATTGTTACCTGTATTGACCTTATTATCGATGAGTTGTGCAAGTCTTATAAGTCGTTGACGATCTTTCTCCTTCTTTTCTGGGCGAAGCTTGAGTTTACTCATCAGATAGATGTCTTCAATCAAAAACTCCTTACTGGCTACATATATAGTGTTGTTTCTAACGAGTTTACCTGTATTTTGATCCTTATATGTTACACCCTTACGCCTCGTGAGAACAACTTCATATCCAAATTCCTTAGGTCTCATGAATGGGATGTCAAGAATACCACCGAGAGTTACATTCTCAATCTTACCATTCTTTGGGGTGTAAAATCGTATGTTCAAATCAAGTGCAAACAATTCTACGTCAATGAAAACATCTCCCTTTTTGGGGACGTTCCCTGAACCCGACTTTTTCTTTTTGATGAGAGTATATCTACGAGTCACAGCTGGACCTGTAGGGGGTAAATTAATACCCAAGAACTTGAAGAGTTTGGGGTGTTTCTTCTTCATAGACATAAGACGCTTTCTGACGCGAGTGTTTAACTTTTTTGCAATTTCACCCAATTTGTCCCAAAGAATTAACTTGGTTGCTTGAAGTTTTCCAAAAAACTTTGGATTGACAGGCAACCGTGGGACAAACTTTGCGTCAATATCGGTGGTGATGATACGGTTTTTGTACTCAACATACAGGTTGAAGGCTTCACCACCACTCACGATGAGATCACCCATGTTCTTCATGTATTCGGAAATTTCACCAACCGTTTGCAAAATGATGTCTCTCAAGGAATTTGTAACCAAAAGATACACAATATTGTCAAAATCCTTTTTACTGTATACATTGTGAACACGACTTCTGAATTTCCCAAGGTCCCTCTGTTCATTTCTGTCGTAATACTTTTTCAACTTGGCATCCTTGAACAATAAGTTTTCATCCAAAAACTTATTAATCGCTGCTTCTGGATAAATATCAGGGTCCATTATTATAATATCATATAATAATATGGTCTGTAGTATAATAGATGAATGTAGGTGCTTCGCGTACGATGATGTCGCCGATCCCAAGAAGTCTCAATTCTGTGGGGTGAGACGGGGTCCTCATGTGGCGAAGTGTCCAGAGAAAGACTGTTGTGCTGGTGGGTGCCCGGGACAGGTAACAGGTTTAACACCCAGAGAACCGTTCCGGATCATAGAACGTCCTTCTAGTTATGAAAACAACGAGTTTAACCCAAAAATATACATACTTATTTTCTTGATCATGTTCTCAATCCTGTTTCTTACGTATCTTACTTAAAGATTAACAGAGTAATAAATATATAATGTCTCTTGAAACCATTCAAACAGAACTTGCCGCTCTCCGTGCTGATGTTAAATCCCTCACTAAGATTGTTCGCAAAGTGAAGAACACTCAAGAAGATCCTGATGGTGAGAAGGCTAAGGCTCGTGCCGCCAACAACGGTTTCAACCGTAAGCAGGAAATTACACCTAAGTTGCGTGAGTTTCTTGGTCTTCCCCAAGATGAGCTCATCTCTCGTTCTGAGGTGACTAAGTTCATTAACAAATACATCACCGAAAAGGGTCTCAAACACCCTGATAACGGTCGTCAACTCATCCTTGACGATAAGCTAAAGGAGCTTCTACAGCCTCCCGCTGACGTCATTGTCACTTACCTTAACCTCCAAAGGTATCTCTCCCCCCACTACGTGAAGAAAGAACCTGTAAAGGCTTAAAAAATAACCTATAATTACAATAAATGACTGTCTCAAAAGAGCAAATTGAACAACTTATTGGTACAAAGATTAAAGATCTAACTTTCTACCAAAAGGCATTTACACATAAATCATCGATAAAAGAATATGAACACCTCACAGACTCATTTGAAACATTAGAGTTTATGGGTGATTCCGTATTAGGTTTTATCATCACTAAATTTCTTTTCGATCTTCATGAAGAGAAACAGGAAGGATTTCTCACAAAGGCTCGTACAAAACTTGTTCGTTCAGAGACTCTAGCGGATATAGCTCTTAAATTGGGTCTAAATGAATTAGTTATCATGGATGAGAAGGGTATGCGCAATGGTTGGAATAATAATCCAAAGATTCTTGAGGATGTTTTTGAAGCCCTCGTTGGGGCTATTTATATGGATCTAGGTCTTTTACATACAAAAGAGTTTGTTCTCAGAATCTACAAGAATCCAAAATACGTGAATCTTAATTCCATTATGATTGATGATAACTATAAGGATCACCTCATGAGATATTGTCAAATCATGACTCTACCTTTACCTGAATATAGAGTGCATGCTCACGAAGATGGTGTGTTTTTTATTGATGCATACATCAATAACGAATATGCGGCTAGAGGGTATGCAAAAAGTAAAAAGCAAGCTGAACAAAATGCAGCCATGATATTTTTTCAAGTACTTAAAAGTACTACACCACAGTAATTTAATATGCACCCCAATGTCAAGGCTCTCCTAGAGCGTGAGTATGCGGCCCAGAAGTCGGAAGAATGGTTAGCCCTCCGTGGTAAAATGTTGACTGCGAGTGATGCAGCTACAGCTATTGGTGTGAATAAATATGAAACACCTGAAGGTCTTTTATTAAAGAAATGTGGACTCGGTGAAAAATTTACTGGTAATGCTGCTACTAGACATGGTGAACTTTATGAGGACGAGGCGCGTATTTTATATGAAGAGAGACATAACGAGGTCGTTCATGAACTTGGATTGTGTCCACACCCGTTACATTCATGGCTCGGTGGGAGTCCAGATGGTGTCAGTGAAAGTGGAAAGTTGGTAGAGATTAAATGCCCTCCGATGCGACAGATTATACCCGGTGAGGTTCCGATTCATTACATGCCACAATTACAACTCTGTATGGAGATTTTAGACTTAGAAGAAGCAGACTTTATTCAATATAAACCCGCGGCGACTAATTGGCCTAAACCTGAAGAGTTTGACGTTGTGAATGTTAAGAGAGATCGTGATTGGTGGAAAACCAACTTCCCAATTATGAAAGACTTTTGGGAAAAAGTTCTGTATTTCCGGGAACACATTGATGAACTTCCAAAACCTAAGTTGAAGAAGACCCGTATTAAAAAGGAAGTTGATCCACCTAAGTGCGAAATCGCAATATTATCTGACGAAGACGACTATTATGAAGATTGAAGAACAATATAACCGTGCTAAAGACAACCTGAATGGTAGGCTATTCGCACCCTACCAAAGGGAGGGTGTTCTGTGGATGCTTACGATGGAAAATCAAGACTCTGGACCAAAGGGTGGATTCCTCAGTGACGAAATGGGTCTAGGTAAGACTGTACAATTGGTTGCCACTATACTTGGAAACCCAAACAAAAGTACTTTGATCGTCGTACCTAAATCTATTATCACACAATGGGTAAATGAAATTGGAAAGTTCGCCCCACAACTCTCTGTGCACATCTTCGATGGACCAAAGAGGTATCTCAAAGAGGCGGACGTTGTGATAATGCCGTATTCCCTACTGTCTACAAACGAAGTGACAGTTATCCATATGAAGTCGTGGGACAGAATCATACTTGATGAAGCCCATGAGATTCGCAATAAGAGATCAAAACTTTTCAAGGGTGTCAATCGTATCAAAGCTGAGATTAAATGGATTGTGACGGGTACACCAGTCTTCAACTCTATGGAAGACTTTGTGTCCCTATGTGCTTTCCTAGGTATTGATAAGTCAATGGTACAAGGGATGACTAACAAGATCAAGGATATATACATTCTCCGAAGAACCAAGGATGATATTGCAAAAATCAGTGAGCGTTTGAGATTACCAGATTGTCACTTTGAGAATATTGAACTTGATATGTTTCCAGATGAGAAACAGTTGTATCAATTCGTGTTCCAAGATGCTCAAGATACAATCAGAGAAGCTTTCAAGAATGCAATCAGTCTCAATTCTAAGAATATGGTCATTTTGGAGTGCTTATTGAGAGCGAGACAATGTATGATTTGGCCTCAAATGTACTTGGATGGTATGGCAAAAAAGAACGAGACACAGGCGGAGGAATGGGTTGGGAGATCTAACAAGATGGAAACCCTCTTTCGTATGATTATGTCTCACCCCGATGAAAAGTCCCTGGTCTTCTGTCAGTTTGTGGGGGAGATGAACTACATCCAAAAACATGTGAATCGTCCTACCTTTCGCATCGATGGCTCGGTTCCCAAAGATGAGAGAGACAAACAAATTACATTATTTAAAAAGGCCGCACCTGGTGCGGTGTTCATCATCCAAATCAAGTCGGGTGGTCAAGGTCTGAACCTCCAAGAAGCTACTCGGGTGTACATCACTGCTCCATCTTGGAACCCTGCGACCGAGTTACAAGCAATCGGTAGGAGTCACCGAACTGGGCAGACAAAAACGGTATATGTGAAAAAATTGATCTATAAGGAGTCGGATACATTTGTCAGCGTTGAGGAAGAGATTCTAGCTCTCCAGGGTCATAAATCTATTGTATGTTCCAGGGTTCTAAATGATGAGAGAATTGAAAAACAAATTCCAGTGAAGAGAACTACAGAGAAGATTTCAATTCTGGACATCAAGAAAATTTTCAAAGCCTAATGTATAAACAAAATGATCGGAAGTCGCGCTCAAGTATTCCACGGAACTGCTGACAGGACCGCGGGTGGTCTCACCAAGAAGGCTCTTATGTTGGATCCCAAGGATGGTCAAATCAAGAGTGTTGCTGCCCAGCAGGCTGCCCTTGCTCGTATGAAGAATGAAGGTAAAAAGCACCTCACCAGTGTCTTCAAGCCAAAGAAGAGTGGCTTCAAGCTCCAACCTAAGGAAGGTACCAAGGACTACAAGAAGAAGATGAAGAAGATGGCGTAAAAAATATAATTGTAATATAAGAATGACACTTACTAAGTGGAACGAGTCTGTGCGTATAGCTAAGATTAAATTAGGTTTGGACCCTAAGAGGTTCACCAAGATTCAGGGTAAACTCCTTAAGGAGGCGCAAATTATATATTCTATTCTCCTTTTGAATAAAAATAACGGTAATAAATAGGGATGGACGTACTCACGCGCGCTAAAAAAGCGGCAATGAATACTAATTTTCTTGATACTAATAAGCGTCGTATTTTTCTAACTAGTAGAGGTAAGACTTTCACTAGTATGCCGGGTGGGTATAGAAATTACAACCCAATCCCAAAGTACACGAATATACCTGGGTCTAAAGTTGTGACACGTCTCCCTTAAATCTGAAATTGAAACCCCTTGAGGTTTTGTGGTTCATATACAACAAGTTGATAAAGTTTCCAAGTACACCCGAACTTTCTGTTCAAGAAATAGACACTATTGAGTTCAACAATAGTATGTCCACTGTTTCTTGCATAGAGACCATTTGAAACTTCAGTCTTGATGGGGTTTTTGTCGCCGTCATATACAGCTGCTTTGATCATACTAGTATGATCTGTATCAACCTTCACGCGAAACTTTGGTTCACGACCTAGACTCTCCTTAATATTAGAATTGAACATGGGTACAATTTCTTCCTTCGTCATATTCTTACCGAAAATCCTCTGACTTTGATTAACAACCGCATCCATAATTTTATCTTCAATAGTTCGGAGAGAATGATAAAACTTATTCACATAACTTCCATCCTCATCATACCCTTTTAGAGCCAAATCAATATTATATTTAGTTGGTCCGACTTCGGGTGTAAAACCAGAAACACCAAATGGCATGTATAGTCGCGGGAATTGGATTCTCATTGGAGTTCCATCCTTCGTAGACAATACAATTTTTCTATTGTTAAACTCGGCAATTTCCAGGTTTTCTATAGCGTCGGTAATTTTAGACATTTGTACTAATTTATTATGGGGTGAAAACTTTAAGCTGAACAGGCCACACAATCAGGTTCGAGACTGAATTGAATGGGGCGAGCCTTAGCCTTAGATCTCAGATAATACATACCTGTCTTAAGTCCTTGTTTCCAGGCATACATGTGCATCGAGGAAAGTTTAGACATCGTTGGACTCTCCATGAAGAGGTTCATAGATTGGGATTGATCTATGAAACGACCACGATCCGCCGCCATATCAATAATATCCTTCATCTTAATCTCCCATACCGTGCGGTACAACTTCTTAATGTCATCAGGAATATCCGCGATATTTTGGATAGAACCACCCGCCTTCACCATTATATCTTTCATATCTTTGGACCAAAGACCAATATTCTTTAGGTCATCCACGAGGTGTCGGTTTACTACCACAAACTCACCAGCTAGAGTACGTCGGAGATAAATGTTAGTCGTGTAGGGTTCAAAGCACTCGTTGTTACCCAAGATTTGAGCAGTAGATGCGGTGGGCATTGGGGCCATCAAGAGACTGTTTCGGAGACCCTTCGTTTTCACGCGTTCACGCATCGCATCCCAATCATAATGAAGTTTCGTCTCCCCCTCCCACATGTCAAATTGAAATACACCTTGGGAAGTGGGGGATCCCTCGAAGGTCTCATAGGAACCATCAACTTCTGCAAGCTCGGAACTCGCTTCGAGGGCAGCGTGATACATCGTCTCAAAGATACGCGCGTTAATCTCTTTGGCTTCGTCGGAATCAAATGCGTGCCGACAGAGAATAAATACATCTGCGAGACCTTGGACACCTAGGCCAATGGGGCGATGTCTCATATTAGATTTACGGGCAGTCTCAACGGGGTAGAAGTTTCTATCAATAACACGATTCAAGTTTTTAGTGACAGTCTTGGTGACTTCGTGGAGTTTCTCGTAATCAAATGTCCTCTTCTCCCTATCTACATACTTTGGTAGAGCGATTGAGGCTAAGTTACATACGGCGGTCTCATCCTTATCTGTGTACTCTATAATCTCTGTGCATAAGTTGGAACTCTTAATTGTTCCCAAGTTCTTCTGGTTACTCTTCTTGTTACATGCATCCTTGTAAAGCATGTAGGGTGTACCAGTCTCAGTTTGGGACTTGAGGATAGCCTTCCAAACCTCGGCAGCTGGTACAGTGGTATTAGCGCGACCCTCCTCTTCATACTTGGTGTAGAGGGCTTCAAACTCTTCACCCACAGCATCCGACAGACCTGGAGCCTTATCTGGACAAAAGAGGGACCATTTACCACCCTCCTCAACCCTCTTCATGAAGAGGTCTGGGATCCATAGAGACGTGAAGAGGTCACGACAACGCGCTTCATCATCACCTTGATTGAGACGTAACTCTAAGAAATCCATGATATCCGCGTGCCATGGTTCAATGTACACCGCGATAGACCCCTTCCGACGACCCGCTTGATTTACATAACGAGCTGTTGCGTTGAAGACACGGAGCATTGGGATGATACCATCAGACTGACCGTTTGTACCTTTGATACGAGACTTATTAGCTCTAATATCATGAATATGCATACCGATACCACCAGCCCATTTAGAAATCTGTGCACACTCCGTGAGGGTTCCATAAATACCATTGATGGAGTCCTCTTTGTTAGCAATCAGGAAACAACTGGACATCTGGGGTCTAGGTGTCCCTGCGTTGAATAGGGTGGGTGTCGCATGAATAAACATACCTTGGGACATCTTATCATACGTGTCCAATACTGCAGGGATATCATCACCGTGAATACCGATGGATACCCGCATAAACATGTATTGTGGGGTTTCCATCAGTATACCATCAAGGCGTTGGAGGTAACTCTTCTCGAGGGTCTTGAGTCCAAAATATCCAAAGTCAAAGTCCCTCTTGGTGATAATGTCATCCTTAACTCTACCAGCCACCTGAGAAACCTCTTCTGTTACGATACCAGCCTTAGCTAGCTTCTTCATCGCAATATGAAGGTTTTTAGGGCATACCTTTTGAATATTACTGGCAATGATACGTGTTGCGAGAGTCTCATAATCCGGGTCAGATGTAATCATACCAATACATATTTCTGCTGAGAGGGTGTCAATTTCTTGAGCACTAATACCATCGTATAGAGAAGATGCAACTTGTTGAGCAACCTTGGAAGAGTCGCAATTTTCTGAGAGACCGTGTGTCAGATTCTTGATCCTATTGGTGATGTTATCAAATTTCATATCCTCAATACGACCTGAGCGCTTAACGACCCTCATTATTAATTATTCTACTTGTTTTATTTTTAACTTACTTGCGGCACTTTTCAAGATCACCACTTGTTACTTTAACAGAACCAGCGATTTCAAACTTACGATCGGGCTGGAGCAAATAACTGTTCACGTTGAACGGCCCTTGTTGACCTGCTGGTGTTACTGGAGCATATGACCCAACGAAGCAGGTTGGTGGTTGACATGGGATTTGTTCAACATTTGTAGGCTTATCGGTATACACCGCATTAAAATCGGCCATGTTTAACATTTAATATCTACAGAGTTTTTTTTTCCGAGGGTATATTAAATGTGTGATAACCTGCACCTCGATTCCCTCAAGCAGTGTGAGACTCCACTCAACACCTTGTTCTTTTCTGAGTTCAACCGAAATCTTCTCCAGCGTGGGATCCGTCAGGCGTTTAAAAATAAAACTGGTATCTCTATTGATCGTCAAAACCCAGATGATCTCTATACTCTGATGCGTATGGTCTTCATAAATAACTCCGGTGATTCTTACTCTCGTGTGAATGAGCAGGTCAAAACAATGAATGGTCGTGTGATTGAAACAGCTCTCGGACAAATTCAAACTGGTGTTTCTCAATATATGTCTTATGTCCAAGACATTGATACAATTGCCGTTCCCCTGGCGCAACCCCTTAACACAAGTACGTATGGTAATAAGATTGGTTACAATAATAAAATTGGTATCAATTAAAGTTTTGAATTCATATACTGGTAAGATGAGTTTGAACTTCTACAAACAAGAAACTGAGAAAGTGTGTAAATCAAAGGGCTGGGATCGGGCCGCTGTTGATACAGTATGGCTCTTACTAACAGAAGAGTTCGGTGAACTCGCATCAGCAATTCGTCAATACAAGAAGACTTACAAGAAAATAGGCCTCAAGAAGGAGAGAGGTACAGATGTCATGATGGAAATGGGGGATGTGTTTAGTTATCTCTTTCAATTGGCACATATGCTAAATGTAGATCTAGATATGATGTGGGAAGAGCATAAAACTAAAATGAAAACTAAAAATTATTATCTGAAGTAAAAGTAACTATGAGTAAGTTTATGCTCAATGACGAGGATGCGATTAATGATATCAATCCATTTGTCACCCACGATTTTTCCCTTCCAGGAAGTGTGAGACAAAGTGGTGGGTATGACGATTTTACTGAGATTAAGTCTGAACCGGGTATCCCAGCTCACAAGAAAAGTATATATTGTGGTTATGGATCATGTGCGGAAGCTACGTCTGAATGTTCTTTAGGTAGACCACTTATTCCAGGTAGAAATATTGATACAGGGTTTACCAAGTCAAGGAAGAGTCTCGTTGAGAATGTAACCATTGGTGTATCAAATAACCCTGAGTTTTCCCTTATTGGTGTCTCTATTATATTTATAACTATTGTTCTGATTCTATATTACATAAGACGTTGAAAAAGTATTCCAATTTAGAATTATGTTCACACCTCTGAATCAAATCTGGGAGTGTTTCTGTACAAAAATTTTTAATAAATTCCCTCTGCCAAGCACTCTTACGATTAATCCAAGGTGGCTGGAATGTGGGATCAAGAATTTTACTCGCGTGGGTTACACGAATATATGTATGTATACTTTTCTTATCGGCCATAATATTTTCCAATGCGAGTTCGGCCATTTTCTGACGAACTTCTACCGTCTTTTCACACATCGTGTCCAAAAACTTTTCATATGGGATAGACTGACTCTTAGACTTGAGCACGGTCCAATTAGCTAGAGGCCTTGTGTTGATATGATCCACGTAAGTCACATACCCTTTACCCTTTATGAAACGTTCATATATGATTGTCACATATTCTACATCGGATTCTATATCGTATATAGCCTTAGCCGATTTAAGGAAGGAAGACATGTACATTACCTAAGTCATTCTCTTTTAAGTATAAAATTATATAAAGAGTTATAGCTCTATATAAAAGAGTAAAAAATGTATTCGGCTATTGCCAACAATAGTTTTTCATACCTTCTGACTCTCGATGAGTTTAGGAAGGGTTTCCCCGATGAAACAAGACCTTCTTGGGTAAAGATTACAACAATCACTATGATATCAAGTTATGTCCAAAAAATTGATATCAAGAAACTTCGTCACATCTTTGAGAATTTGGAATCCTTTAAATTAAAGCGTTCAGGTACCAAATGTGATGGTGGTTTTGAGTGGAAGTTGAAACCTACAACTTTCTATAATCAAGTAACACTGACGTACCACGACACGTACAGTACCAAGTCTGTCAAGGTGTTCCCAAATGGATCCATTCAGGTTGCTGGGTGTTGTGATCTCTTTGACTGTAAGAGGGTCATCACCCAATTGACCTACATCTTCAAGACCTTTTTGGGGATGGAGAATCAAGCCCCTGTTGATTCATTCCGAGTTGTCATGATCAACTCAAACTTCAGCCTCAACTACAACATCAATCTCATGCGGGTGGCTAAACATTTTGAGAATCATTCAGACATCTTCAAAGTTTCTTTTGAACCCGATAGGTACAGTGCTGTCAAAATCAAGTTCAAACCTGCTCAAGATATGAAGGAAATTACCACAAGTATCTTCTCAACTGGTAAGATCATCATTACAGGTGCAGAGACTCTCAAGGAGATTGCATTTGGGTACAACATCATTAATCATCACATCAACGATGATCCTGGGATTCGTGTGTCCCCAACAGTTGACACAGATGTCTTTGATGTCTTTTTGGGGCACAAGTGTGAACCCATGGTTGAGCATCTCAAGGGGAAAGGAATTAAATCATGGGTTCAAACGATTATAAATCGTCAAATTAATTTCTGATTATAAAGTAACAAAATGTCTCAGCGACTTGGAATGGCCGATGGACGATGCTTCACTATCCACTCTTCAGCCCAACTTACCAATAACTATTTGATGGAACAAAATGGTATTACCCTTGAGGATAACTATTCTTTCCGTCAAGCGCTCCAAAAGCAAGGTCCCGAGTTTCTCAACAAGCTTCAAGAGGACTCACGTGGGAAGTGTGACCCATGCAACACTTATACCAATATGTCTAAGACTTATTAGGTGTGCTAAATTGTAATAAAAACTTTAAAATTATAGATTAGAATGTCGCAATGTGCCATATGTCTCAATGAGGTAAGGTCAACAAGGACCAACCCACCCATCCGTTGTGGACATATGTTTCATTCCCACTGTATACAAGAGTGGAAAGATAAAGGTAAGAATACTTGCCCCGTTTGTAGAAAAGTATTTGATGTTTCCAAATTTAAAGTCACATTGACAGTTCAGAACAATTACACAGCGCAGTCTAACACTGTGTCATTGCAGAGTGAAGCTATATTCAATATAATGGATGTATTTGATATGTCTTTTGATGTTGAGGATACTGTAGATTTAGACAGTCTTTTTGCGGACCTTGGGGTGAGTCTTTCCGACCTTGATACCCTTGTCCTTGACACAGAATGAGCTACAATATTTTTCATAGTTTAGACCGGGGTAGTTCCGATCAGCTTTACGTGGGTCTCGGATAGACTTACCAGATGCATCAGTCAGAAGTGGTCCAGTGGCCCAACCCCTCTTGTGACTGAATACATTAGCTTTGAACACCAGACGTTTATTGGGTGCAAATTTTCCAGCCCGCTTTACCCTTGAGAGTGGGACTTTGAAGAACTTTGCTACCGACTCTTGGGTGTCACCAAGTTTAACACGATACTCTACGACATTGTGTTGCACATAGAAGTGAAAGTCTCCTTGACGAATGTAATTCGTTGGTCTTCCAGGAGAGACAAACATCATGACTTTGTAGTATCCCTTTTTACACTTCTCATTCGGTTTTGCACGGTAAATTTTTGTTGGGTTGTCAGAAATAACACGTTTTGGTAGAGTGTTACAGTGAGTATAGTTGTGATATCCATTAGAGAGTCCAGACCGATCACCTGGAATGGACTTTTGCCACCGATACGCCTCATAATCACCAACAGCGTATGCATAGCAGTTATTATTACCTACACCAGTAGACGTACCCCATTTTTTAGTGGTAAAAATTCTTTCAGAACCACTCACAGGTAGGTTCTTCATTTATAATGTGTGTAGAAAAAAAATGTCCGTATGTAATAAATGTTTAAGGAAATTATCAAAACCGAAAATAAGTCAGACATGCTCACCGAGCTTCTCGTCTTCATTCTCAACGTTCTCATTGCGACCTTTGTCCTCCGATTTGCGTGGAACCGGTCCCTCGTCCCTCACGTGACCGTCCTTAAGCCTCTCAAGTCTATGCTTGACGCCTTCATCCTTGCATTGTCCCTTAACATCGTGCGAGGTCTTTAAATTTCATTGTAACCAACGGTCTTTTCACCACTGGGGTGAAGAATAGTTGGGAAGGCCTTCATACCTGAGCAATTACCATTCTTCTCACAGTCAACAAATTTGAATGGTTTTCCATTCTTTTCCATATACTGCAACTGCTTAAGAGTCCATCCACATCCCATGGTCCCGTAAATAGTCCAGGCTTCCCCGTTAGTAGGTACAGAGGCACGGCGCTTGCCGGTCTGTGTAATAATATAAATAGCAATAAGAATGAGAAGAGCTAAAAGCCACATAGTTTTATTATAGCTTAATATTAAAATTTATATCGGTAGCCGGTAACATAAACTGTTCTGTAGAGTCGTAAGTGAAATGACACATGTTATTAAACATATCATGATATATACAAAATCAAACCACTTGTGTGTAACCAAATATACTGGAGCTGTTGTTAATGAGTACATAACATGACCCACTAACATGGCGATAGATATGGGTTTTATAGAATGAACCGCAATTGTACTTGATGTAACAAAAATAACATTTTGAATATCAAATATTCTACAGAAAGTCACGAGGTTGTAGATAGATATAAGAAGAAGAATGTGAAAAATTAATTTTACATTCTTATTATATTTTATTACCTCGAAAGTATCGGGAGGGGATTCTATGGGTGTTTCAGGTACAGGTTCTGTTAATGGAGGTGGAGCTTCAATACTTTCATTAATTCCAACACTAATAGAACCATCTGGTGTCTCTACAACAATAAATCTTTCCATGTAATCATTTTAATTATAAACTGTCCCTTCTTCTTATGTTCATTTAATTCTCTAAAACTATATAAATGTCTTCAACTGTATTCACTATTGGAAACAAGAATGTCACACTCAAATACACCAGGAAAATGCCCCGTGGTGAAGTTGAACGGATGAAGTCGTTCGTTACGAAGAATGGTGATAAACTCGTCAAGACTCCAAAGTTTAAGATACTCTCCGAAGTAGATGAGGGAATTAAACGGGTCTTTAGAATTATACTTTGAGTTTCTTCATGAGGTTAGCGAGGGTGATGTTGTTACCATTGCGAGCAACCCTATTTTTATATAAAGCCTTCTCGTACCAAGCCTTTGTCTTGTATACACGCTCTTTACCCTTAATGTTGATGAATTTGTAGATAGGGGGTTCAACCTTCTTTTCAATTTCACGAACTTGTAATTGAACTGAAGGTTTTCGTTTAATTAACACACCAGGTTTCCTCATTGGAGCTCGCTTCTTCTGTGCAACTTCTGCAAGTATCCTCTTAGCTCTCTCAATTGCTGTTTCACCCGATACAATCTTTGGTTTTGGGGCAACCACAATTGGGGCAAAGTTCTTTTTAGTTTTAGCCACAGTGTTGAGAATCTTCTTAGTAACATTCTCTCTTTTACCAGTCAAGAATGGATCATTCAAAATGTCTTCATATGTTGGTAGATTATTGTGCTTCACGAGGAGGTGAAGACGTAATGTTGACACATGACGACTGTTTCTAACCATATACGTATCAGGGTTTTTGAACAAATTTCTGACAAACTCTTTGATAACTTTACTGTGAGTATAAGTTTGAATGATATTCAGGAAATAGTGGGCATCATACATAGGATGAGATTTTCTAGCAATACCAGAAGTTAAAAAATCTCCGTTATTCACTCCAGGATTCTTTATACCTTTCATTACAGATAAACCAAAGTCAATTATGATTGGTTTAACCCCCCCATCACGTGTCTTTGTAATCATGATATTGTTCCAATGAAGATCATGGTGTCTAAATTCTGGGTATTTTTGATGAATCTTATAAAGATTGGTTATAACTTGGCGAATAACAGACTTATATTTATCATTACCTGGATTAGTTTTCATCCACTTTTCAAGTGAAATACCATCGATGTACTCAAAATATAAAATATTCCTATTATCACACGTTTTAAAATGATACATACGTGGAACACCCATACCCTTCAGTTTTTCAGCGATGTTATACTCCATCTTAGCACTTGGTTCACTTGTAAACTTTATAGCAACTTTTGTCTTACATTTATCATCTATGCATCCATAATATACCGCACCGTACTGACCCGAACCAACTTTTAAAAGTCTACCCCTCTCAATTGTAGTTAAACTATTCATCCGGGGGGCATACAGTTGAGATTTTGGGTCGCACCCCTTGGCACCCTTAAGTATTTTTTTGAGTTCCACACCTACCGCGTTGCGCTGTTGATCTGTCTTTGCATTATTGGCAATGTTAACAATTGAAGATAACTTGACCATCCTTATTACAACCTAAGAAAAATTATCCTGATACCATCTATACACTTCATTATCCTCCACACCAAACTCACTCTCAATTTCTTTCCAAATAACTTCAGGTTCCACGTGGAACTTTACATGTTCCAAAATGTCAATATTTTGTGAACAAACCGCGCCGCACATTGTCGGGTGTGCAAATACCTTCAAAACTTCATCCCATTTAGAGGAACCTAAGGCAGTATCACATGTATTCTTGAAACGTTCAAACATCGTGAGACCAAAGTCACGATTGTCATGCATAGCCATCCAAAAAGTCATAAACTTCTCGGGATTAGTTTGGGGATACAGAATCATTTGATTAGCGTGTTCCAATAAAACATATTCCCTTAAATGGAGAGAGTCAAAGTCAGCGTTTTTGATACTCCGTAGAATATTCATTTCAATTATGTTTACGAGTTTCATAACTAACTTAGGCTAGTAAGTTACTTATGACACTTTTACATGTACATTTTTTTATAGATATATTTACTCTTCATCAACTTCTTCATCCTCGTCAACTTCAACATCCTCCTCGGCATCCACTGTGTCTGGGAGATCAAGACCTTGGAAAGCAAACGAAGGAAGCTTGGTAGACTGCTCAAGTAGGGACTGCTGGAGGCGGATAGTCACACCAAACTTGTTGTCAATGAACCAAATGGAACTGACATCAACGATGGCCATGACCTTTTGACCCTTCTCAATAGTGTCAAGAGTGACTGGTTCCTTGCGCACATTGTAAGCCTCTGGTACAAAAGACCCATCAGGCTTAGTCGCAACCTTAAGCTTCAGGGTAGAGGGATAAGGCTCCTTTCCTGGTCGGACAATAGGCTTGTAGAGAGCTTCGCGGAGCACAGCGACATTGAACTCCTTACCAAGCCACTCCTTAGAGTTCTCGGCTACAGTGTTGACAATAAGTTCATCAAGCTCCTTGAGAGAATCATGGAGCTCCATAGCTTCGGTATTATCACTGTCAAATGACAGGTCAAGGGAGTACGTGGTACGCCCAGTACCCTCATCAGTGAACGCACTCAGACCATATGGAGAGCGCATGAAGGGGAGTTGAAGGTAAAGCTTTTTGTTGTCACCGGCATTGAGGTAGACGGTCTTACCGCCATTCTTGTTCTTACGGAGTTTTGAGAAGCCAACGGAATCGGCAGAGAAATCAGAGGATCGTTTGATAGTGAGTGACATTGTTTGTAGTGGGTTATATTTATATTAGGTGGTTTGACTTTAAGTAATTTTTTTTTGTAAACATAAAGTAAATATAATCATGGGTATCATTTTTAAAGACTGTGGATGTGGTTGTGACGGTAAAAAGCAACAGGAGAAATTTATAACTTCCCTCATATCTGGCCTCACATTCTTTGTGATTGCTAACCCAGAAACTTTCAGACTGGTCAGGCGAGTCCTTGGTCCAGGTATCGCGACACCTACTGGTTGCCCATCTACCATGGGTCTTCTCGTGCATTCCGTTGTATTCATCCTGGTTGTTTGGGCCATGATGAACGTCAAGAAGGATTCCGTACCACTCGCGAAGAAAGGAAGTGGTGGTTGCGGTTGTGGGGACAAGAAAGATGTCGTTAAACCCGTGAGACAAGCTGACGTTACCATGAAGCCAGGTATGGTGGATGAACCATTTGTTGACACCGGTCTTCAACTCGGTTCCATGGA